ATATACGGGTCAAACCATTCCTATTAGAAAAAGAACGGTGACCATAGATTTGACTTCTGAACAAGTAAATAAATTAAATTTACAAAAGACAGGAACAAACAAGGGAAAAGATGTATTCGAAGAAGTAGAAGATGTCATCGTTGAAAAGGGTACAACAAACAATTCTGTTGGAGAATGAAGATGTCAGCTGAATTAATCGCGTGTTCCTTTTGTTGTGCAATCTTTGGGCTTCTTGTTGGCTTCTTCGTGTGTGCCAATGAATATGAAAAGGATATGAAGTCCTACAAAAGGAGATTTAAGAATATTGAAGAGGTGGCCAAGGAGGCCTTAGGTGGAGAAGATGATAAAACATCGGCACTTATTTTTATAAAATGGAAGTCCGATTTAAATGTTCCAGAAAATGATTGCTCTATGAAAGGATAAAAAATGCTCTGTTTTCATCACAATGATGCGGATGGTAGATCCGCCGCGGCCATCGTAGCTAAATACATTAAAGAAAACTTCCCTTCCACAAAACGAAGATTCGTAGAAGTGGACTACGATATACAGGATTCCTTACAGGAAGAGATAGATTCCATTGAACCCAATGAAGTAGTATACATAGTTGACTTCCATTTTAAACCTGAAATTATGGAACTAATTTGTGCACGGACTACCCGGGTCTTCGTTTACGATCACCACAAAACGACTCCAGAGGTATCCAAAAATTATCCACCTAACGTTGTCTGCATCCTTGAGCCTGGAAGCAAATATTCTGGATGTGAACTTGTTTGGAACTCCCTATATCCGGCTCAGGAGATGCCTGCAGCAATAAAATTAATTGGGGATAGGGACGCTTGGAAGTGGGTCTATGGAGATAATACTGCTTCCTTTAATGAAGGACTGAAACTATATGAACATGGTCCGGAGAATGATATCTGGGATGCATTACTCAATTCAAACTCAACAATACAAGCCGCGGATACAGCTACTATTATAGACCAGGGGCATACTTGTTTAACTTACCGGGACAACCTCTGTAAAGATCAACTTGAACAATATGGATACGAAGTAGAATTTGAGGGATATAAATGCTTTGTTGTCAATTTTATCTTCCCCGGATGTGGAGCAGAAATGTTTGGTGATAGGATAAACGAATATGATATGTGCATTTCATCAGTTTTTAATGGTGAGATGTGGAAATTTTCTCTTCGATCTGATGGAAGAGTTGATGTAGCTGAAATAGCGAGAAAATACGGTGGTGGCGGCCATGCTAAGGCTTCTGGATTTTATTCTGAAACTCTCCCTTTCACGAAAGGATCAAAATGAACTTAACTGAAAAACTACCCATAATGACCAAGGAAGGGAATACAAAGAACAATCCAATCAATATGGATCATATTGTTATGCTCGACAAGATTCCCATAGATACGGGCCTCAAAGGTGGTGATGGGGAAACTCCCATAGTGAAAACCGGCACTGGTTTATTTTTAGCAAACGGAATGGTCCTTCCTTGTCCGCTTCCAATGGAAGAAGTCTTGGATATTCTGAAAGAATCCGAAGATGATACGAAAATTACGACTTAAAAACTTCCAAGGACATAAGGATAGCGTTCTTGATTTTGGTCCTGGAATCAATACTATTACCGGCGAGAATGATTCAGGAAAGACCTCCATCTTTCGATCTGTAACCTGGGTAAAAGATAATAGACCTTTAGGCACTTCCTTCATACGAAAAAATCAGGATGGGGATGCTATTGTTGAAATTGAGTCGGACAACGATTCCATATCTAGAATAAGAGGAAAGAAAACCAATGAGTACCGGATTTCTGGTATAGAAGAACCTTTTGACTCCTTTGGAGCTAATCCACCCTCTGACATATTAGAGGCCTTAAATTTAGAGGATGTCAATATACAATCCCAGTTGGAGCAGCCCTTCCTGGTCCTTTCTCCTCCGGGACAAGTCGCACAACATATACGAAGCATTTCTGGGCTGGATATTCTAGACAAGGCCGTCTCTGCTCTAAAAGGAAAGATTACAAGTAAAAATTCAGAATTGTCTTCTGAGAGAAAAAGACTATCAGAAGTAGAGGAAAATCTTTCAAAACTCCAAAAAATAGATGTCAATAAAATTGAAAAACTAATTCAGTCTATGGAATCCATCCAGAAGGAGAAAGATGAAGTTTCCCGAATGATATCTAATATCCGACCCATGATAATGGAACTGGAACAATTAGAAAAAGATCGGATTGTTCTTCCTGAAAATCTGGAGAAGATGTTAGATTCTACAGTTGAAAAATGTGAAAAATGTACTCAAGGGTTTTCAATAACCCGAGAATTGAGAACTCAGATTGGCGAACTTTCAGAACTTGAAGTAGAGCTTCTTCCAAAAGATCTATTCCAAGGTTTCGAGAAAACCTCTTCCAGATGTGGTGATTTAATAGACTCTATTTCAAAATCGAACCAAAAAAGAGAGAATTTAGCCAACCTAATCCAGGAGCTTTCCATATTAAAGGATATTTTAGAACTCCCGGAAAAAACAGAAAATCTTATTATTGAAACGGATACATTGATATCTGAGTATAATAATACAGATGGGGAGATTCGATCAATAAGAAATTTGATTTCTGAGTTGGGTAGAGAGGATTTAAAACCAGTTCAGCCGCTTATTGAAAAGAATCAAGAAGAACTCTTTAATCTTCTGGATAAGATCGAAGTTTGTCCGCTATGTGAAAGCGTGAATCTTTCAAAAGAAAAGAAGAGAAAAATATTGGAGAACTATAAATGAGGACAATAGAATTTGAAGATTGTATTTTTTCTTTTGATGATTCCGAAGAGATGAAAAACAAAGTGTTCGAAGCCGTAATCGATTGGTTTACGGAACAAGAGCAATTTAGCGGGGAATGTATTACACAATGTGACAACGCTATCATCGATGCCCCCAATTTTATGGCACACTTAGCAGATGATGTTATTCAATTTGAGTACACCGAGAAATAAATATGATTTTCTTTACTGTAGACGAGCATTACGGACATTCTAATATTATTAAATACTGTAATCGCCCCTTCGAATCAGTAGAAGAGATGGATAAAGAACTTATCCGCAGATTTAATGAGGTAGTTGGTAAAAATGATCTTACCGTTCATGCCGGAGACTTCTGCTGGTGCAAAAAGGAAAGAGAAGCCCATAAAAAGTATATATCCAAATTGAATGGAAATCATATCTTCTTAAAAGGATCACACGACCATTGGTTACCGAACTCGACCAAATTTATGTGGAGAAAACGTATAGAACAACAATTCGTAGTGGTTTGCCACTACTGTATGAGAACATGGGAAAGATCCCATTACGGGGCTTGGCAGTTATTCGGCCATTCCCATGGAAGGAAGGGACCATTCAAAGACCAGCTAGATGTTGGAGTAGATACTAATAATTTTTATCCTTACTCCTGGGACGATGTTGTTAATTACTTTGGGAATCAAAAGTTAAAAGAACTTAAGAATGAATAAGAAAAGATTAAATAGAGTTATCTCAGTTCTTCCCGTTGGGGCAGTCCGGAAATTCGATGTAATTCGAGGAAGTACACAGCCTCCTCTTCCAATTCGGTTCGTTGGGGCAGTCCGGAAATTCGATGTAATTCGAGTGGGAAGATGTTAAAAAAGCAATCAATAACGAAATGGTGGAAGAATAAAATCAGATGAAATTAGGAATATTCGGAGATTTACATTTTACTTCTCGTGGACCAAGTCGAAGGAAGGACAACTTCTTTGAGACTCAAATGAGAAAATTTCGGGAAGCATTCTCTATCTTTAAGGAGGAGAAATGTGACTACATCATTCAACCTGGGGATTTCTTTGATACCCATACTTCTTCAAACAAAATCAAAGCTGAGATCATTAGATTCTTACGTAAGGAACTTTGGTATGAAGAAGGGGTTTTCTTTGTCTCCGGACAACATGACATTAGTGGACATAGTTTGCACACCCTAAAAAATAGTCCTTTGGCCGTACTAAAAGCATCCGGGGTGGGAACCCTTCTACTCAGTGATCCCCATCCAATTTATTCCATAACCGATGAAACGAAAGTTAACCTGTATGGAGCGAGTTATGGAGAGCCCATCCCTAATCCAGAACAAGAAGATGAGTATAATATCCTGGTGATACATAAAATGATAGGTGATCGAGACCTCTTTCCTGGACAGGAACTTCAAAAACCAAATCAATTTTTGAGGAATAATCCGAAGTATAACTTAGTGATTTGTGGCGACTACCATTATCGTTTCAGCAGTGAGTATCAAGGAAGGACTATTATCAATGCGGGATGTTTAGTAAGAAAGACCATCTCAAAGTGGGATTTGGAACATCGTCCTTCCGTTGCTACTTTTGATACAGAAACAGGAAAAGTAGAATTTTTTGAACTGACCTGTGATCCAATAGAAGGGGTTTTTGATCTTTGCCGGGACCAAAAGATAGATAAGATTAACAGTCAGAAACTTATTGATGCGCTAAAAAGTAGAATCGGTTCTAGGAAAAATGGAGGAAAGACGGGCTTTGACATTCTCCTTGAGGTAATTAAAGAAAAGGAAGCTTCCGAGGATGTTCGAAACGAAATTGATGATGTTCTGGAAGAGATCCAAGGAATTGAAAAATGAAAGCATTTCAAGCGTGGTTTACTAATAGATTAGAGCAGAGTGGGAAATTATCTGCACATGAAGTATGGAAAGCCGCTTTAGAGTGGACTCTAACCCAACGAATGTCCGGAATAGAAGAAGATGGTAGTATTTCAACATCTGATTTAATTCCAGTTCGTCGTATTCAGGAGGAGTTGAATAATGAGTGATCTGATTCGACAAGTAAAAGAAAAACAAAAGAAAATTCGGGAAATTCAGAAGGAGGAAGAGCGTAGATCAGGGAAGAGAGACCAATTACTTAAACAATTAAAAGAAACCCACGATGTGGACTCTCTAGAAGAAGCAAAAACATACTTAGAGGAACTTGAGGCAATAAATCATGAGAATACTCAAGAACTTGAAAAGATTGATCAGGAACTCCAAAAAATCATATCCTCCGCAGAAACAACCCGGACAGCTGAATAGAACGGGATATGCTGTTCTGGTAAAGGATAAATTAAGTAGTGCACGATGCTGGCATACCTTTGGAGTAAAAGACGACGGAACGATGGATGAAGATGGGGTTATATTGAATCCAAACGAGCCAATAGTCTTTCATACTAATACTCATCAAGAAGGAACTAGAATAGACGTATATGAGAGAAGATAATATGGCCATTGAAGATTTTACGTCATATGAGGAAATTGATCCAGAGTCCACTATAGAGGTGAATTATCCCTTATATGGATTTATGCGAACAAAAAACAAATCCCGTATTAAAATTACTTGAAAAATAGAAGGGATCTAAATGATTCATTGGAAACAGATAGCTAATAGTATTCTACTAAAGACTAAAGACCCGGGATCAGGATCTTGATGATCTCCCAGATCTGGAAAGTTTTCTTTCCAGTATTAATCAAAAGATTGAGAAGGTTGGTGGAAAATTGAGAAGTAGACAAGTAATAGCTCTTGCAATTGAAACCTGGGAGAATTTTTATGCCGAATGGCCTGATAAAGTATAAAGACTTCCTGTCCGACATAAAGGCTTCAAAAAAGGTTTTAGAGAAGGATCAAAAAAAGATCCTCTCGAATATTCAAGAATTGGAATCAAAGATACAAGATCTTTCCGAGGCCAGAGAGATAGTAAGTGTCGCAGCGGTTATTGCTCAAGATGCAACCAAGGAAATTTTTGAGGAACTCATTACTCAATCTTTGCAGGTAATTTTTGGTGAAGAATACTCCTTTGAATTAGAAAGTAGAGTTTTCCGAAATCAGCCTGAAATGGAGATGTTTGTGGTTGAGAATGGTGTTCGGTACTCTCCCAAGGATGAGAAGGGAGGATCTATTGTTGATGTTATCTCATTTGCCTCCCGAATAGTCTCTTTGGCAATCCAAAGTTCAGAAAAGAATATTCAAAAGGTTATCCTCCTGGATGAGCCCTTCCGGTGTCTCCGAAAGGAAACCTTAATCTATCTGGCTCAACTAATGAAGGATATTTCAGATGAGTTAGGAATTCAGATAATCTATATTACTCATGAAAAAGAGTTGGCGGAAGCATCTGATAGGGAAGGTTTAGATCGGTCCTTTCTTGTTTCCAAAATAGGCGACATCAGTAGGGTGGAGAGACTCTTATGATAAAAGTTGCAGGTAATTTACATATTTCTCGTATCCTATCTTCTATGGTAGAACAGATAAAAAGGATTGGGTTAGAAAATTCTTGCTTCGTGTGTATATTAAAGGGGGGAGTTTTTACAACCCAGTCTCTGTTAAATATCATTAGAGAGGAGAATAAATCCAGAATCTTTCAAGGATTTTTAGGATTATCCTCATACGAGGATGGAACCGAGACCACCGAAAAGGTGAAAATCACCTATCCTTTGGATCTTGATCCCAAATTGACTCGAGGGAAAAAATGCTGGATTATTGACGATGTCTATGATTCCGGCCTAACATTAGTAAGAGCAATCAGTATAATAAAACAAGAGGCTCAATTTAAATCCATTCATTCAGCGGTCCTGGTAAGAAAGGTGAATCCAAAAATCCAGATGTGGAAATCAGAAGAGGAGCTTCCAGATGTGGTTGGATTAGAATATGAAGGAAATGGTTTTCTAGTGGGCTGTGGTATGGGATTGGGTGAAAAATATCGATGCCTGGATAGTATTTATGAATTAGAAGAAGGAGAAATTGAAAATGTTTGAAATCGAAAAAGATATAGAGATAAATGGTGCTCATCACTTAAATCTTCCTTACAATAGTCCGTGCAACAAAATTCACGGACACTCCTGGAAAGTAAAGATTTACTGTAGAGGAGAAGACTCCATCATAGATGAGAACCGAGGAATGTTGATAGATTTCTCTATCATAAAAAGGATGGTGCATGGTGTATTGGACCATCAGAATTTTAATGAATTATCCGGAGAGGAACTATTTCCTTTTGACAACCCAACCGCGGAAAATTTGGCAAGATGGATTTGTCATAAGGTACCTCATTGCTACAGGGTAGACTTATGGGAAACACCCACGAACAAGGCCACATATATTAAGGACATTATTTAATGCTCCGAATAATTCTACCCTTTTTACTACTACTTGTGATCTCAGGATGCTCCATGAATCCTGAAATAGTTGATTCATGGAAGTCGGAACTTCCTCGGTACATGCAGAAAAATCTAGGGCCAATACAATCTGAAATTTCCCTCCGTTGTATTTTTTCTGTTTCCTGGGTTGAGGACGATGAGATTATCCATTTATGTCCTTTTACCACAAAAGAGGCATTTTTCCATGAATGTATGCATAGTTTTGAAGTAAATCGACTTAGAAAATCTCCAAAGGAGTATGAGAAATTCCTTTCTGAATATCAGGATGTAAAATATGACATTCCGTTAAACTTCCTTTGTTTTGTTATTCCCCTACATTGGATTCCGGCAAAGGGCGCTCCAAATATGTATGCTCTAACGAATCATTGGGAGAATTCCGCGGAAACCTTTCGATTTTGGATCATAAAGAAGAGGACAAATTCAGATATAGTTAAGAACAATCTTAAAGTGATAGAACGATTCGTTACTGGAGAATTTTCCAATGAAGACCCCCTTCCACAATGAAAAAGGACAACTACAATTTCCTTTCAGAGCGTTGGAAAGTAAGGCATTTATCTTTCCCTGTCCTCCCCCTGAAACCTTAGGAGAGGAAGAAATGATTTCTATACCACAAGAGTTCCAAGAATATTATCAGGACAAGACGGGAATCCTAATGTCCATTGGTCCAGGATACTATGACAAAAAGAATAAGTGGAATCGAATTGACCCCAAATTGAAACCTGGGGTGAAGGTCTTCTTTGACAATAGTGTTCCTTGGTCCTTAAATGTTCTAGGATTGGATGGGAAAGAATATAAGATTTTCATTTGTGTTGAGGCAGATATTTTAGGAGTAGTGGACGAATAGTTGTTATGACTACCCAAATTACTAAATTTCAAACCGAAGAAAAGATCCGAAGACTATACTTCAAACATCGAGGTAATGTTTCCGCCGTCATTGAAGAAACCGGATTAGAGGAAAACTACGTCCGAAAGGTTACTAATAGAATCCGCAAAGGATTTAAGCATGATGCCTCCTTTCAGATAGCCTGCCACATTACAGAAGCGATCCTTTTAGGCAGGGAACAACGGTTAACCATCCTAGAAGACCGCCTAAAAGAAGTACTAAGCAAAAAGGAACTGATATCAGTCTGCTGCTCAGGGCCGGTTTCTGAAAATACGTACGAAGGATCAACCTGGTATAAATGCAAGAAATGTGGGAAGAATTGCGAAATTCTCAAGGCCGACAAAGTTAATGACAATACCGTAATCAAAATTATTGACAGGATGCGGAGAGAAGATGAATATGTTGGAAAGTTCTTGGCCGCCATGGGACTCATTCTAAATTCCCCAGAAACCCCTGGACAACTCCAATCTACCCAGGAAGAGAGATCTACCCAGGATACTATACAAGTAGAATCCTCAGAGGTTCTTCCCCCAGCAGAACAAAAACTTATGGAAAAATTGAGCCAATTAGATCCTTCCGAAATTAACCGAATCCGTAGATTAATCGAATCTGAAGTAAACCGAGCAACCGATGAACCAGAAGAATCCTGATCAACGCTGGTTAACGACCTTCACGTCAGCAACCACAAAAATACATTACAAGGAAACCCCCGTCTCCTTTTTGGAATTTCTACGAAGAGAGGAATTCTTAGGAAAAATTACCAAGAATGAGGATGGGATTCCTGGAAAGGCCATCTTTCCTGTGTGGAGAAGAGAACTATCCTTTCTAATGGGTGAACCCACCAAATACCTCCCCGTCCTTACTGGTGCCATTGGAATAGGAAAATCCCGTGCAGCTATTCTGGGGATAGCATTCGTGATGTATTTACACCTTTGTTTACGTAACCCTTTTGCATATTATCGCAAACAGGCAGGCGGAAAAATGGCCATTGTCTTTTTTAACCTAAATAAAACCCTAGGGGATAGTAAAGGATTCCGGGTTCTCCAGAACCATCTGCTATCCTCTGAGTGGTTTAGGAACAAAGGAAGAATTTCAGGAAATTTGGAACCTCAGATACATTTTGATCTATTTGATTACATTCTTGCCTCCCCTTATTCACAGGCAGAATTAGGCCAGGATGTAATTGCAGCCCTTATGGATGAGGTTGATTCCCCCAAGGCAGGAATAAAACAAAGGGAGAAAGTAATTAAATCGGTTGAGTCTGCCCTTCGTAGATTTGAGGATAGATTTGTAATCAATGAACAATCCTTAGGAAAATTCTTTATTGTCGCATCAAAGCAGGAAAACCTATCCTTTGTAAATGCTTTCATCGCAAAGAAAAAGGGACATAAAGCCGTCCATATTGTTGATATTCCTAAATGGGAAGCTGACGATAAGGAATTTGAGGGCTGTTCCAAATTTCCAGTCAGAATTGGCGACATATATTCTCCGTCTAAAATAATAGAAACCAAAGAGGAGATAAAGGAAGCTACTACGAACGGATTCACAGTTATACAGGTTCCCGAGGTTTTTCGAAGAGCATTCCAAGAAGACATCACGGGTGCGTTAAGAGACCTGGCAGGTATCAGTGCCAGCTACCTAAGGAAAAGTCGACTATTCAAATCCGAAAAATATCTATTGGACTGTTATGACCCAAAAAAGGAAGATCCAGTAAGTATGAACACTATTTATCTGGGGATGAAAGAGGAAGAAAAAGAATTAATTCATTTCCTAAATGTGGATAAGATTAGGGTTCCTCGGCACATCCCAAGATATGTTCATGGAGACATCGCCTTTTCTCATGATGCATATGGACTGGCAATGTCCTGCGTTTCTGGATGGAAGGAAAATAATAGAACTTTGGAGGATGGAAGTATTGGGGTTGATAAAGTTCCAGTCATAGAAACAGATTTTGTAATGAGAATTAAAGCCCCGGAAGATGATGAAATTGATTTAACCAAAGTACGGAGATTTCTTATTCTTTTAAAGAAGAGTTATGGGTTTAATATAGCATTGGCCACTTTTGACCTCAAATTAGCAAGTACCGACACAACCCAGATTCTTGAAAAAGCAGGAATTAAATGTAAATACGAATCTATTGATAAGAATCCCCAGTATTACCGAAGTTTTAGGGATGATCTTGTTAAAGATGGTCGCTGGGTTTGTCATCGACATGGTTATCTGCATTTTGAATTATCCCACTTAGAAGAAGATCCCAATACAAATAAGATAGATCATCCAAAGGAAGCGGTCATATCTATTACCAAAGAGGATGGAAGCCTGGATGAACTGGTTTTAGAAGGATCCAAAGACTGTTCTGACTCTGTGGTGGTATCTGTTGAGATGGCCCGGAAAGAATGTAAAGTCCCACCAAATATAGATATAATGAAAAAGGCCTTTGAAAAGAAGAAGGAAGAACCTCTCTCGGGGTTATGGTGGGTAGATGAAGGATCGATTAAGGGTGGAAAGAAAAAAATTGAAGAAAAGAAGGAAGAGGCCTTAAGAAATGATTTGGCGAGTAAGTATAAATCCATTTTCCGAAAATCCCAGAAATAATTCATCGAACTAAGTTGAGTTCTGTTGCATTTCGTTAAGTTTAGTTAAGTTAAATTATGTTTTGTTACTCCCAGCCATATCCAAGGGAGGAGTCAATTATTACCCTTTGGCAACATTTGTTGTTTCTTTCAGAAATGAAAGTGGGGAAGGGTTTTTTGTTTTAATTCAAAGGAAAGTAGTAACTATGTAGAGGAGAAGGAGAATGCACTTCCATGAGGATCAACTTGAGATTTTAAAGGAGTTGTTTTGCCAACAAAAAAAGAATCCTACCCAAGAAGTATTTACAAAGATATTGGAAAGGGTAGACCCACTAATTTCGGAACTGATTGTCCAGTTTTCCCGCATATACTACTTTGAGGAACCTATGCCTCAATTATTACAGGATGCTTATCAGACGGCAATAGTGGGTTTGGGAATTACAATTAAAAGATATGATCCTGAGGTTCATTCCAAAGCGATCCCAAGATGGATCCTTCTCTGTGTCCGAAATGAACTCTTTCGAATGTATAAAGTAAAAAACTTTGATGTAGAAAGATATCTATATGAGCATCCAGACTATGTAGAAGAGGATGATACTGAAACCCGTTTAATGTGCGAAGAGATTCAAAAAATTATTCATGACCTTATTAAGGCTGATAGGATCAGTAAAGAAGAATATCACCTTATGGAGGTTGTGCATATCCGAAATATGAGCATAAATAAAATACTCAGGACTTTTGGAAATCGATGGGGTAAAAATCGGAGTATCCTGGAAAGAAAAATTGAACGGGTTTCAAGAATACTAAAAAGAGAATTTACACGAAAAGGATTGGGAGAAGTATAATATAAGGCGTGAATCAAATCGGAGAAATAGAATGAACAAACTAATTGAATCCGTTTGGGACTTATCCGGGGAAGTTTGCAGCGATCTTCGGCATATTGAAATTAATAAAGATGGGATCTCTAAGCTATCCGAGGAGATTTCTCAATGGTTGGCCAAAACAGAAAAATCTGTTCCCTGGCCAAAGCCGGAAGGAATCACATTGGATTCCGATATCGTTCTGTATGAATTGATTGCAAATTCGGTAAACTATTGTTACTGGTTTGGAGATGATACTCTTCGGCCTGGTGGAGCTCAATCCACAAAGATGTGTGATCTTCTAACCCAGAGTTTCCAAGAAATGATTAAACTAAGGAAAACTGGACAATACCACCCCCAGCATGAAGTACGAATTATTGTGGATTCCTTTAAGAGTAAACTCATTTCAGAGCGGTTTCCTCTGCTTTCCCATAGAATTCAACATCTCAATGAGATATCAAATACCTGTTTCATTGGAGAGATGGTAGAAAACGTTCCTAAGGATTCTTCTTTGCTTCTTAATTGTATAGTTCAGCATCTTTCTGGATATTCCCAGGACCTATTCTTGAAGAGGGCCATACTTCTTATCCTCCAATTAAATAGAAGGTTGGGTCTGTATGAAGAAGATATCCAAGAATTCCCCATCGCAGCAGATTATCAAATTCCAAAGATGCTGAGATTTTTTGGTTGTATTCAATATAAAGAAGATCTAGAAAAGAAGATTTTATCAAGAACTTTACTTCCAGAAAATTGTCGGGAAGAAATTGAAATTCGTGCAGTTTCTGTTTTAGCCTGTAAGATGATATCAGATAAGTGTGGGTGTTCCAGCAATGACGTTGATTCCTTCCTTTGGCTGAATCGGAAGAAATGTAAAGATCCATTTCATCTTACTGTGACAAGTAATTACTGAGAGGTGTTCAATGCCCACTAAAAAACAACAACGAACAATAGATTGGAAGGCCCAACAACTTAGGAACTCTATTAAGGAACTATGTGATGAAGTTATGGAGAAGAGGAAAAAATCTGCTCTCGAGGATTGGAAGAAAAAGAATAAAGAAGACACTAACACCGAAAGAGAATCTAGTAACGATGGAGATGGTGGAAAGGGTTCGGAACCATATGAAAAGGAAACTTAATCTGACGGAAGAAGAGTTTAATAAATTTTGTCGTGATTATCCAAAAATGAAGGAAGTCGAAAGAGGTAGAGGCAAAAATTTGTTCGGTCTGTCCCTTTCGAAGCTATATAGAGAATGAGGAGAAACAAAATGAGCGAAACTTTCCCCCAAGAAAACGATCCTAAAATTCAGGAGTATCGAAGATTCGTACTCAACAGGGAATGCACTAAAGAGGAAGAAATCCGGCTTAGGTTAGATCATGCCATAACCGGTATGGTCACAGAATCTGGAGAACTTTCTGATTTGATGAAGAAGATCAAATTCTATGGAGTCAAAATTCCTAGAATTAAATTTCTAGATGAGATGGCAGATCAGCTACACTATCTTATTATGGGAATGAACGCCCTAAACGTCTCCTTTGAGGATCTAATGAGGCTCAATATGGTAAAATTACGAACAAGAAGTCCCAATGGATTTACCATAGAATCAGCCATAAATAAAGATAAGGAAGGCGAACAAAAAGCAATGGAATCTGAAATTGAAGAAGGAGGAGGGGAAATATGATCATTATCGGAATTTCCGCCAAAAAACTAGGTGGGAAATCTACCCTTGTAGATTATCTACTAGAAAAAATTCCACAAAGTAGTGTAGTTCGATTTGCGGACTCCCTAAAGAAAATAATAATCGATTGCTTTATTCCACGAGAATGGTCAATTAAATGTCCAGATGATTTGGATTTAGATGAGGTCAAAAATAAGACTTTGCCTTGTGGAAAGACGATCCGAGAACTTCTTCAATTGATAGGAACTGATTGGTTCCGACATACCTGGGAAGATTGTTGGGTTAATTCATATAAAAAGAAAATATTTGATTTAGGATCATACACTAGTAGAAATGAGCCCACCGTAGTCTTTACCCCAGACGTCCGATTTCCAAATGAGCTTAAGTCCATCCAAGAAATGGGAGGAAGCGTGATCCGACTTCTTCGTGCTCCTTTTGGTGATCAGGACCAACACGAAAGTGAAACGGCCTTAGATGAATTTGAGGGAAAAAGTTTGGAATCTACCAGAAAAGGTCCTAATATATCCCATCAAATAGATGAATTCAATACACTTATTTTCTCGAAAGAACCAGGAAGGTATTTCAATCTCATCTATGACAATAGGGAAAAGAGTTTAGAGGACACCAAAAGGTGGGTCGACGAGGAATTTATTAAATGCTTTAAATGGCAATCTGAAATAGAAGCGGTGTCCAATATGTCCTTCGATCTTGGGAGAATGTTGAAATGAAAGAACCAATGATATACTACAGCCATCCTATTGCAGGAAAAAAAGGGGTTGATGCCAAAAGCCATGAAGAGTACCAAAAACTTTCTGTGGATTATGAGTACGAAAATGAAAATTGTAAAATAGCAGTCAGAAATGTCCAATGGTTAAGAAATGCTTTTCCTCAAGTAAGATGGTACTGTCCAGGAGAAGTTGAAATACCAATTCAAACTGCTCGTCAATTAAATTTATTACTTCCCAAACAAGTTATGGATTTAGATTATGTAGTTATAGAAAGACGCTGCCATGGTGGTTTACTGCATTTATGGCAACCTTCTAGAGGAGTTTTAGAAGAAAAGAAGAAATTAGAAACCTTACAGTATCCCTCTCTAATGATACCAGGAACAAAAGAGATTTGGGAATGTGATCTTGGTAGAATACAGAATTTTGTCCGGCGAACTATAAACTTCAGCAAAGAGAGGAACCGGAATGGCACTAAGTAAAAATGCATTATTTTTATTAAAAGAAAGATACTGCCATCCTGATGAGACACCTAATCAATTGTTTAGTAGGGTAGGTGAAGCTTTAAGTTTAGGGGATGACAAATTTGGTAAAAAATTAGAAAGTATCATGAAAAGAGGTATCTTCCTACCCGCATCTCCTACATTAAGAAATTCTGGAGTAAGGAAAAGTCTGCTTCACCCCTGTCATGTTTTACCCATCGGGGATAGTATCGATTCTATTATGAAATGTTTAGCTAACTCTGCCAGAATTTTCCATTATGGCGGTGGGGTAGGGTTTAACATTTCACCTCTAAGACCCAGCGGAACTCCTCTATCAACAGGAGGTGAATCAAGTGGTATAGTTAGTTTTCTGGGTATCTTCGATTACCTTACAGAAGTCGTCAAGCAAGGGGGATTTAGAAGGGGAGCTTTACTCAGTGTTCTTAATCACAATCATCCGGAAATCACCTCTTTTATCATCAGTAAATTGACAGGAAAGTTAACCAATTTTAATATTTCAGTATTAGTTAATGATGAGTTTATGGGGAAAGTGGATACAGATGAAAGAGTTGACTTGGAATTTAAAGGAGCAGTATGGGAAACAATAAAAGCTAAAGATCTTTTTGATCAAATTGTTTTTTCTGCTTGGTGTTCTGGAGATCCTGGACTTCTTTTCTTTGATAGAATAAATAAGGGCAATCCTTTACAACCCAAAGTAGTCATAGACGCGGCAAATCCATGTGGGGAAGTTCCACTACCACCCTGGACGTGTTGCAATTTAGGGGCCATCAACTTAGCAAAGTTTGTAACGAAGTCTGGAAATTTCAATTTCAAAAGATTTTCAGAAGTAGTTGAAATCGGAATACGAACTTTGAAAAATATTAATGCTACTGGTTGGTATCCATTTCCTGAAATGACAGCACAAATGAAGAAATTAGATCCCTGTGGATTAGGTTTTATGGGACTCGCTGATGCTCTCATTATGCTAGGTATTAGATATGATAGTAAAGAAACATTAGACTTTTTAGATGAAATATCAGTTCCTTACAAGGAAATAACAGAAAAGGTGGCAAAAGGAAGTTTCTACAAGAGGAGTCAACAACCTACGGGTAGTCTTTCAATACTGGCCGATTGTAGTCAAGGCATTGAACCTATATTTGAAAGGAGTTATGAAAGGCACTTAACTGTAGGTGTTATTGAGGAGGTTCGGGACCTTTACAGGTCTAAATATTGTCGCACATCGCATGAAATTAGTCCTGACTGGCATTTAAAAATACAAGCAAAAATTCAAGAGCATGTGGACTCAGGTGTGTCAAAAACTGTCAATCTTCCCTCTACTGCTTCGGTTGAAGATGTAAGAAATACTTACTACAAAGCTTGGAAAATGGGATGTAAAGGAGTTACAGTATTTAGAGATGGATGTAAGGCCGGAGTTATGAGAAAGAAATGTGATGGAGATCAATGTATATTATAAAAGATACTGGGAGTTGGTCTTATGGTAAAAGATTCAAAAGTAAATAAATGGGATCTACGTTTCTTAGAATTATGTAAATTCGTTTCCTCCTGGTCAAAGGATCCCAGCACCCAAACGGGAGCCGTTATAGTCCGTCCTGACAATACAGTTGTGTCCGTAGGTTACAACGGTTTTCCTAGTAAGATAAAAGACACAGAAGAAAGATATAACAATCGAGAGTTGAAATATAAATTGGTCCTCCATTGTGAAATGAACGCCCTTCTTCATACAACGGAAGACATAAGAGGATACACCCTATACACTTGGCCATATCTTCCTTGTACTAAATGTGCTATCCATTTTATCGAAAAGAAAATTAAAAGATCAGTAGGTCCTATCTGCCCTTCTGATAAATTAGAAAGATGGGGAAAGGACATAGAAATGGGTAAAGGTCTTTTTTCTGAAGCTGGTATTGAAGTTACTGAGGTTGATTTCAAATGAAACTGATAAGTATAACGTAGAAATAGTTTCAGGAGGAGCCAAAGGCCCTGATAGCATTGCAGAGAGGTTTGCCCATATCTGTAGGATCCCCACAAAGATATTTCTTCCGGACTGGGATAAACATGGAAAATCAGCAGGTCTTATCCGGAACAAGGAGATCGTAGATTACTCCCATATGATAGTTGCTTTCTGGGATCAACAGTCTAAGGGGACGAAACACACCATCGATTTGACCCTAAAAGCAGGAAAGCCCGTCTATATCATTCCAGTTTAATTCTTATTCAACAAAATTCGTTTTCGACATTCCGGACATCTCCTCATCAGTTCCAGTAAAGAATCCAGTTCGACGATCCTTTTCCGGGGGAGTCCTTCCACGTATTGAAGATATTCCCAATCATCTGGAGACAAAGCCAACTCAGATTTATGAAGAATACTTTCTGAGGGCTTTCCTATTTCTCGGAACTTTAACTTCTTTCTTCGGACTAACTCCTCGGCAAGCTGATTATGCCTTTCTTGCAACTTAAGAGGTTCGAACAGACCATTGTCTAAATACCCTTGAACACTCTTTCTTTTCCGAATCGTCCCCAAGAACATATGGCACTCGACATGTTCTCCCCCTAAATGCTTCTGACAAAGAACTGACGGTTTCACTAACCACATTCTCATATTATTCTCCTTTAGGATCGAAAGAAGTTAATATTATCCGAAGAGGTATATCCTGAATCCATTAATAGATTCCGAATATTCTGGGCACCTACCGGATTCTGAGATACAATTTGCACCTGCTTTGGTAAACAACCCTTATTTAGAGACGATCTTATTACATCGTACCCGGACTTTCCAGGCCCCAAATCATGATCGATGCAGAGGCACTCAAAACAACCAGACATGGCATGAAGCACCTTCGCACCCGCCTCGGCAGTCCGGGCAATAACATCGCAACCCAGATTTCTCTCATCATCAATAATAAGCCACATATCAATCTCCTAATCTCGGTATATTCGAATGTTCTGGACATCCCTTTTCTTGATGACGTCTGATTTCCATTCCGGGACGAGCTCCTTGGTTTTTCTGTCCCGTGTAACCTTTCTTACGTAATGGACCGAGAGGGTTTCCCGCCCGACACGACTAATTCTTGCTCTGGTATAGATCCCATTATTAGTCTTTATCTGGGCAAATTTCCCTTCCAGCTCGGAACCAATTTCAAAATCATTTTCTCCGGGAACCCGAACCACACCAAAATGATCCCAACCCGGACGATGCAAACTTCTTTTGTCTTCCTTAATTTCTGTCGTCATTTTTCACCTCTTTCATAATTCTCTCATTGATAGAATCTGCGATGTACCTCGCCATCTTTCTACCTGATTCACCCTTCTGATCAACTGTAGCTATAGTATGGCCATTCGCAGCACAGATTACATATTCGAAACCGTCAACTAGACCAAATTCCTGTCTTTTATCAATCGTAACTGGTTTAGTTAATTTTGTCATTCTAGTCCTCTCTTTCCTTTTAGGATATAATTTGCGATCAACTGCATCTGACTTTCCGTCATCTTTCTTGATCTCCAAAATTGTTCCATTTCTGTACATATAAATTATAACGCATATTTCAAGAAAGCCAAGGGGAAAATTAGAAAATTTTGGGACTGGACCCAAATATATCATACAGCCAGTTTACCTGGATCCTCTCCAGGCTCGATTTTAAGAGGTGATCAACCTATCCATTATATTGGCAGGGTTTCAAATAGTTTACCCTTATTTTTGATCCAAAAACAGGGATATTATTGGATACAGAAAAAATTTAATTTTTCTTGATTTTTTGTTTGTTTTTCCTTTAAAATGGGTTATAATTTAAATGTAAGAAGAGTTAAATTAGGAAGGAAAAAGATGACAACCAAAAGAACAGATAAACACTGCCCATCCAAGATCCAACCGGATGAGTATCAATATGTGGCAATGGAGTAGAAAATGAGACAAAGTACCAAAGAAGGAAAAGAGAGATTACGAGCCATTTCTGAGGCAATTCAACTCGAGATGGTGGCTGTAAACGAGGCTCTCCAATCTGGAAAGATAGCCGTCATAGAAACCTTTTGCGGACGGTATATTCTAAAATCCGTGTCATCTGATTTCTGGTATTATACATATCCGGAAGGACAGAAACCGGATAGTTTTAATTCTCGATCCTGGGCCGGATGTAATGACGGAACCTGGGAAGATATTATGAAACAATTAGATCTCGAACGTCATCCTTTGTGGAGAAAGTAAGATGATTCTATTAAAAATAGTTAGGGCAATAACCATTCTGGGCTTCCTCCCAACCCTAAAAGTTCTTCATGTCATAAATTGGGAATGGTCTTCTGTTCTTATTCCAGTATTCTTTGCCCTTTTCCTTCTTATACTAGGATTTGTCTGGGCATTTTTGGAATGGATATGGGATGAAATTTACTTCTTTCTTTGGTGGCATGAAATAATAAAGTGAGATATGCGCAAGTTCAAAACCAAAATAGTTGAAATATTTGATACCCTACCAATTTGGGATTTTTACCATCCGCAATGGTGGGCCTTGTTTGTGGCGGTCAACATTGCATTGTGGTAGAATAGGAGACTACAATGCTAACAAATGAACAGACAAAACATTTGATCGGGGAACTAGAAAAGAAACTGGTACTAGATTGAGGAATCCAATGCCAAAACCTTCATGAGACCTTCTTTAGGGGAGGAAGGAAAGAAGATAGAATATACGCAAAATCTGAAACCATCAGCGGAAAAGAACTAGGAGACTTCCGGCAAACATATTCCTTGTGGGACTAATGGGCATAAGTTGGACTTCAGAATTGTTGGCAGGGTTGGAGATCTCTGGACACATTTCAAAATCGAAATGGTACAATAAATAATCTAGGAGCGATGGCCGAATGGCTTATGGCGGCGGTCTTGAAAACCACAGTGTGTAAAAGCACTGGGGGTTTGAATCCTCCTCGCTCCGTTTAATTTTAGGAGATAAGATGTTAGTCATACAACTAAAAGTAAATCACCGAACTATCAAAGTTATTGGCGCTCATAATATTAGTCCAGGAGTAACCCAGGACTTTGAAGGCGAGTGCGAGTATAACATACATTATGGCCCAAAAATTATAGGAAAGGTCAAACATGAAAGGAAGAATCCCGTCGAGGAACTGGCCATAAAGGCCTTGCAAAAAGTTCTTGAATATCTAGAAAACCGACCTAATTTGTTTGCCGATGGAGAAAAGTATGTTATAATTTAAATATAAGAAGAGAAACTATTTAAGGAACTTAAAATGAAACTATCCAAAGATGCTCAAAGTTTTCAAGAGGCAATTCAAATCATTTCTAAGGTCCGATTTAATCCGGACAAATTTGACAGTGTATCCTTTCTTCTCAGTCTGGCTCAAGAGAATCCGGGAACTCTGGTATCCACATATCGGAAACTCCACCCCACTTTAAAGGATCAAATAATTGGTCTTCTCAGACAGAATAGGAAATTCCAGGCGATCAAACTATATCGAGATGAGTGCCTGGTGGACTTAAAAACAGCAAAGGATGCAGTTGACGCGATTGCTGCAGAGGAGAATTTATGAGCAAGAAGAGAGGTCCAAAGTTTAAGAAAAGACGGAAGGTAAATCGGGAGGAGATCCTCCCGAAGAAACAAAAGAGAGAACTGGAGATTTTGGATTTTCTAATTTCCCAAGCCTTTCCTGATCCGGAACGAAGAAAAGAATATATCCAAAGTCTTCTTGATCGATTAGATGAAGATATCCAAAAGGAGAATAAAAATGAATCGTGAATACCTGAAAGGTAATATATCGATCGGTCGAGTGACATCAAACGTGGAGGAAAACTATATCGGAATCCGAATTGAAGATGAATTATCCGGTATCAACCTTCTAGAAATCAAGATATCGTATGAGGCCTTCGGCAATGCGGTTACTGGACTTTCATCACAAGATATAGAATATACTCTTGGAAGATTCGATCTCGCTGGAAAGAAGAGAGAGGTGAAAACAGAAAATATTATGTTTCTCCCGAACAAAACCGATAAGGACATACGAGACTGTATTTCGTGCTTCGAGATAAATGGTTGGAAAGGGAGGGATGAAGATGCAAAGAACCATCACAATCGGATGGGTCAAGATATCTACAAAGTAACTTTTGTTCGTTGGGTCGATGTACCCTAATATCCATTTTAATTCCTTTTTAGGAGAAGAGAGATGAAGAAGTTTGTGCTGTACTGTGTCGTATTCGTATTACTTTTCGGTGTTTGTGTAAGCGCCAAGGCGGGTCTATGTTATCCAAAACCAAATCCAGATGGATACTGGAAACTACACATTCAAAATAAGCACAAAGATGACGATTCCTTAATCAACAAATGGTATTTTTGGATCTGTGAACATGTCTTCGGTATTGATTGGGGAACAAAGAAATATTTCCTCTGGACCGAAGACACATGCCTGAAGGGGAGTATTGAAAAGATTCGTACCAAGGTGACATCTTTTCCAATCTGCCAGAATTTTATCGAGGAAAAAGATTGGGGAACCTGGGAGGATCTGGGAAAAATGTTCCAGAACCCCGAGAATGAACCAGTTCGACCCATTCCTGCTCCGGGAGCCGTTCTTCTTGGAAGTATGGGAGTATGTTTAGTTGGCTCAGCTCGAAGATTACAAAGAAAGAAAAGATAGTTTATTGATAACCAGAAAATAGTAATTTTTAGAAAGGAAAACAAAATGAAATTAAAAACCATGCTAACTATCATTCTATTACTCATTGTAAGTTTGATCTCCACCCAAACATACGCCCTTACTCCGGGCGATATGATCTCCTCTTCGGGAGCTACCCCAACTCAATGGGGAGACCATACAATTATTGAGACACAAAATGGTTCGGTGATTAATTGGAGTAATTTCAATACAAGCTCAAAACAGTCCGTAACTTTTGAGCAATACTTGGATGGAAAGAAGAACAGCTCCTCGGCCGTCCTTAACCGAATTACCTCGGGGAGTATTCCAACCATTTTTAATGGTGCCCTTACTGCTAATGGAAGAGTCTTTGTTGTTAATCCTGCGGGAATTATCTTTTCAGGAAGCTCTGTAATTAATGTCCCCCAACTGATGGTATCCGGCCAAGGGATTACCGACCAGAATTTTAATCAGGTTGTCCAAAAGGGATTGGATCATTTAAATCTTGGCGAAGGAACGGGACAGGTTCAGATTTTAGGAACCGTACAATCAGGATTAGTACTTGCTGCAGGAGATAATTTTTCCCAGGCCATCGATAGGCCGATCGCGGCATCCTGTGCCCCCAGACCCAAGCCCCCTTGTTGTCCAGAGCCCCAACCGGACACTGAACCAGAGCCTGAACCAGAACCCAAACCGAATCCTCCGGGTCATATATTTATTCCGGGCCTTCAGTCCGAATCTCGAATTCCCACCATTTTTGACTTAGATAAGTCCGGGTGTCCCGCATTAGTAAAATGGTTGATTGGGGAAGTAGGAGGAGATCCCAAAAAGCTTCAAATCTATATGACAAGTGGATTAGCTTCCCCCACGGAAATTTTTCCTTGCGAACTTTGTTCTCAATTAAGAGGAATTGTTTTAAGTCTTTCAAAAGACCCCATAGTAAATAGAACTGAGTTCGTGGACGCCTTTGTCCAATACGTTGACCTTTTATCCGACCGGTTAAACATTCCAAAGGATCAGGCCATCATTCTTGCGTTGGACAGATATTGGGTGATTAATCACACCGAAGAGAATGTCGAAGATTTGAATTCAATCATTGATGAAATTTCAAGCAAGCTTTAAGGGGAATCTTGTGACGACAGTAAATGCCATAACTTGCCCTATTTGTGGATATACCATTTTTAGCCGGGCTTGTCATGATCTCAGAACCTGCTTTTGTGGAAAAGTATCCATTGACGGCGGATTCGATTATGTTCGAATATGTTTTGATCCTGAAATTAAGAAACCACCAGAGCTATTTAAAAAGGATATTCCACAGACTCCAATGGAATTATACAACGATTGGAAGGAACAGAACAACGTATATGGACGGATTCCACCCATTTTTGATGAGGAACTATGAGCAATAAGGATGAAAAATCAGTTTGGGAGGCAGTAGAATGGTGGAAGTATAAAAACAAATGGAAAAGACCCATTGAACAGAATGATGCAAAAGCACTCAGGATGATTGAAAAAAGACTAAAGAAAATATAAATCGAAAGGAAATTAAAATGAATTCAATTGTAACCGAAAGTCAAATATATTGGTTAACCAGAATGGATTACATTTGCGGACTAGGGTGGGCTATTGGGATATCCTTCCTTGTAGTATTGGGAATTATTCTTGTTGTCCTACTCGCTTCAAGACGTGACGAATTCGATGAGGAGGAGAAAAAGAGATACAATAAATGGATTTTTCTATCCGCATTTGGTATTCTTCCATCCCTTCTAATAATTATGGGAGCAGCACTGACTCCGAGCACCAAAGAAATGGCTGCAATAAAGTTAATTCCAATGATAGTAAATGATGAGAAGGTTCAAGAGTTGCCAAACAAAGTCGTTGGTCTAGCGAATGAGTGGTTGGATGAACTAAGCCCCAAGAAAATCGAAGAAACTGAAATGAAAGGAAATTAAAATGAGATGTACGATAAAAGATCCAGCGTCGGGAAATCCGATCCGACTTCAAATTGATTTTCACAAAAGGAAAAGAGAGATTCCATCAAAAAGGGGCCGGGAACCAAGAGAATTGATTGACACTCTCTGCATTCTGTATGAATTAAGTCCTAATGGGATGAAAAATACTCTGGCTGAGGCGGAGTCAATTTTGAACCCCTTAGATACATACAACAAGAGAGTCGGAAAAAAGATTGCTCTCCAAAGATTGCTAAAGGGGAATTTCTCTGATGTCATTCTCGATGGCAAAGAAAAGAGGACTCGAACATGGGCAGGTTTATTTTCAACCAAGGAAAATCGAACTCTTGTGTGGAAAGCTTTCGAGGACACATTCAAAAGGTGGAGATAATGGGAAAATACCTAATTGGTTTTATTCTAGGGTGTCTAGTAATGTATATTGGACCCCGAAAAATTGTTGTACAAGGAACCAGGGCCTGTATGTCCCTAGTAAAAGTAGTACAAAAGGAGATCAACCATGACCGACAGAGGAATACAGAAAGTAATTGAGGAGATCCGGCCAAACATTAAAAAATTGGCGTATATGTTTCTACCAAAGATGAAACAACCATCGACCTATACCCTTCAGGATCTAGAGAGTGAGGCCCAATGGGTGATAATTCATCATATACGAAAGAAGGGTCGAATTGATGAAACCAAAGGAAAAATCTCTACATATCTCATCAGATCAGTAATATACCATTTTGGAGATCTGGTGAAAAAATCCTACCGGGAGGATCCGATTCTGGGTAGTGAAATTTCAGAGTCTCTTCATTCACGTAATGTGGTCCGAGATACAATTAGAGAACTCGATCTTCTCATTCATCTTAAAAAGAATCTGAGAGGAAGAGAAATGGAGTATATCCAACTTTTGTTATCCCCACCGGAACAAATGAGGGATGAAATGGATGCAAATCGAAAATCTATTAGGAAAGTAGTCCGAGAGCATATGTCCATGCTTCCAGAAGAGGAAAGAATTGTGCGAGATAGTATAAAAACTAAATTAATAGGATTTAGAATATGAAACTTGAAAGTATTGGTTTTTACACAATGGAGGATGCCCGAGCACGTAACACATCAGAATTTTCACCCCTTCATCGATGTGAACTTCTCCTAACCTCTAAATGTAACTTTAATTGCACCTACTGCAGAAAAAGAAATACTCCAGATATTGACTTGGAAAAGGCTAAGAAGGTAGTTGACTTCTGGGCAGATCAGGGACTAAAAAATATCAGATTTTCGGGGGGAGAACCTACAATCTGGTCTGATCTAGTAGAATTGGTTAGCCATACAACCAAAAAAGAAAGTATTAAAAGGGTGGCGCTATCAACTAATGGATCGGCAGATAAAAATCTATATAAACAACTACTTGAATCCGGAGTAAATGATTTTTCCATCTCATTGGATTCATGTTGTTCTTCAACAGCAGATAGAATGTCTGGCGTTAAGAAATGGGATCATGTAGTAAAAATGATAGAATATCTATCACGATTTACATATGTGACAGTAGGAACGGTTCTACTAGAAGAAAATGTTGACGAATTACAAAAGACAATAGAGTTTGCAATAAATTTGGGGGCGAGAGATATTAGAATTATATCTGCGGCACAGTGGAATAGACCATTAAATTGGGAACTTTCAGACCTCCAAAAGAGGCAGTATCCTATTCTTGCCTACCGACTAAATAATATCCAGTCTTGTCGGAATGTTCGAGGGATAAAGGAGACGGACAACCATTATTGTCCACTAGTATTGGATGACATGGCCATTGAGGGGGACTACCATTATCCGTGCATTATCTATCTGAGGGAAAGAGGAAAACCTATTGGAAGAATAGATGGGTTTGGTTCAGAAATCCGAAGAGAACGATCTGAGTGGTATAGGAGCCATAACTGTTTTGAGGATCCAATTTGTAGAAACAACTGCTTAGATGTCTGTATTGACTACAACAATAAGGTTCGAGAGCTTCAAAATGATTCCGAAAATCCATCCGAGTAATTTTACCTGGGAAATTTGGAGAGGAGGAACTCTCCTTGATTTGGGAATTCGGGTGAACCAAGAACGTTTTATAGTTACAAATAAAGGCTTACTAAAAAGATTCGCTCTTGGTTTTTCCAACGGTGAATCCATTCCATGTAGGCCGAAAGAAAGAACTTTTGCTGTGATATTTCAAAAAGGGGATATACTATTCTGGACTCATTTAACCGAAAAAGAGTTTGAGAAGGTATTTAAAAAGGGGCAGTCAACCATCCTTAGTAATCACCCTGCCCCCGGAGAAGAAGACTCATTAATCTAACTCACCATTCTTTAATTTTGTATCCGGGACATGTGTCAAAAAGGAACCAATCAATCCCTCTTCCTTATGCCACAGGAAAGCTTCAGCTGCTCGGTCCTTTCCCACATAACCCTTTAAGTAGTGCCAAGCGTCAGTGCTACATAAACTAGGAATCATTCGAATAGAGGTTCCTCCGAAAGAATCCACCGAAACAAAATCAGTTCTTCTTTTCTTATGCTGATGTCCAACATGGATCTCTCTATACTTTGTAGATGCCCAATCATTACAATACTCATCCATGAATATTCTAGGCAAATCTCTCCAGGCCTCTTCATCCCCATGAGTCAAGCCGATAAAATTGATTCCATATTTGTAATGCTTTCTGACCGTGGGGCCAATATTAACATTTACTTCCGGGTCATCATGGTGTTTTCCCCAAAGAGCTTGACAAAGGTAAAAAGAGGACATCGGATCATGATTTCCGGGAACCCAAAGAATGTCTACAGGAGCAATTTGTCGGCACAAATCGACTGCTTTTATGACCGCCATCTTTCCGGCTTCAAACACCTTCGCCATTCTACAATCTACATCTAATCGGTTATGTCCCTTTGGTGTTGAATTGGTGGGATCATTTATATGAAAGAAATCTTGTCCCAAAGGCATGAGGATTCTTTCGATATTAAATCCGGAGATTTTGCTAATCAGATCCTTTATTGCATTAATATAAAAAGACTCTGAAATTTTAATGTCATAGTCCTGTCTTGTTTCGTGTCGCCAGGCCAACATTCCGAAATGTAAATCGTATAACGATAATTCCAGGAGACATGGATCATCAAATTTAGTTCTTTTTATGGAAGAATACTTCGGAGAATATTTTTTCATCCTTTCGATAATGCTTTCTACTGCAGTTCCTACTGGATCCACCACCTTCTTCTTTAACCAAGCCTTGACTTGATAATTTGTATACGTTTCTGGTATCCCAGATTGAGTTTTATCTCCCCCAACCGTAACTTCCCAGGAATTGATAATATATCTATCAACTTCCCATATTTCCAAATCGACTTCAGATACCCGTAAGGCATCGTCCAAAGTTTTGATGTCCAAAGACCTAGTAGTGACAACTCCAGTGTCTCCTTTAAAGTCCTTAGAAATTTCGTCCCCAGGCGATTGAAGATTCTTCAATTTTTTTAGAGCAACCCGAACCTTTCCGTCGCTACATCCCAACTCTTTTGAAATCCGAATTCTTCCCCAATTTGGGTGCTTTTCTTTAATATCCAAAATCTGTTTGAGCAGGTCTTCTTTGCCATTATTCATAGGGGGAGGTCTCCTAATTCTTACTTCTTCCAAGTTTAACTACGGTATTATTTCTAACGACTCTTACTCTAGATCTTTTAGACCTTCGATTTCTTTGTTGGGCTTTGAATTCCCTAGAAGCTTGAAAATGCTTTATGACCGGATTTTTTACTGAGGACATATAATCAAAAATTGTGCAATACTCCTCGGGCAGATTAAAGAAAGAATGGTTTTTCAAAACAACATTTAAAGCCGACTGGTCCCATATGGTGGGACATCGATCTAATTCGGTGATCCATTCTTGAACTATTATACTGGTTTCCCCGGTATTCCGTAAAAATATGGTCCCGCTTAACATCTCTGGATTCAAATTCTTTCTTCGGTATTTGGAATGATCTAAAACATGTACCCCAATGTTAACATCCTTTCTTTCATTCAGGGAATCGAACAGATCTGGATAGCAGCAAAAGATGGCGTCCGCATCGACATAAACTATAGAGTGATCCGGATACTTTTTTAACATATCCTGCAGGAAGCGTGCCTTGTAATGGGTTCCCTTGTCCCAATCATTAAAGGGTTCAATGGGAGTCAATTCGTATGGAATCTGGAACCTTTTTAGGGATTCAATCAGCTTCGCAGCATGCTTAGAATAGATCGGATCCTTCGTAAAATATGCACAAACCAACCAGCCCATCACATCTCCATTATTTGATCTTCTAAAAAAGGAATATCCAATAAATCATTTAATTCCTTTTTCGTGGACAATGTGCGTTTTACCCGATCAGGGGCATTTACTGATTTTATCTTTAATTGTAAATTAAATCTGGTGTTCAATAGATGCAGAAGAACTGACTTAGAAACACAATCTCCTAGACCTGTTCTAGAAAATATATGGAAAGTTCCTTCCATATACAAATCCTGAGTTATAATCTGAGAACATATCTCTGCGTATTGTTTAGTAGTAACCCCATTCCATAAATGGTTCGTATATCCATTTACCTCTTTCCCTTTTTGAGACTTTGCCCATTCAACTAGACTCATTTGATGATACTTCTCTTCACCAATAATGCTGGTTCTAAGGACCATGCAATTTTCTGGTTCCCCCAAGGACTTACCTCGTCCATATACATCTGTAACGTCATGGGGAGAGTCCTCAGTATAATTCCCGGTTTTTCCAGAAAAGACGCAGTCCGTGGTAATATGAATCAATCTAATCTTTTTCTTCTTACAATAATCGGCCAGATTTCTGGGAAAGATTGAATTGATCAGTAACGTTTTGGTTACCCCAATCTTTTCTACCACCGGCTTAATCACACCAATGCAATTTATCACATAGTCCAAATTGTCTGGAATTTTTATCCTTTTTTCTAGAGCATCCAGAAAGAAATCCCCATCCCGAATTTCACCTTCCTTAAATCCTCGGGAAGATCCTAAAACATTTTCTTTTCCATACTTCTCTTTTAGGACATTAAATACGGTATGTCCCAGCATTCCAGTAATTCCTAAAACAGCAATTTTCATTTCTTCTTCCCCTAAAACGGTTTGTAATTCGCCCCTAAATAGAACTGGTTCGAATACAAAGGGCTATTCAAATCTTTAATCCTATCCTCCTTAACGCAACTATAAATTTGTTGTATCCCATCCAATAAATTATATTGAGGAAACCAACCCTTTTTTCGGTACGCATCCGAAGTTACTTGATAATTCCTCTGATCCTCAAAAGCTAACTCTTCATATACTACTTTTATATCTGGGATTTCTTTCTGAATTTCTTCTGCAATTTCATGAATCCGATAATTTTTTAGACCTAAATTGTAAAGTCCAGTAATAGAATGAGATTGTCCCCAGAGGATTGCAGAGGTGACATCTCTAACATGAAGCAATGGACGCCACTGGTCTCCTCCAAATACCCTCAAATCCTCTCCACACGCTGCCCTTTTAGACAATACGTTAACAACCAGATCCAGACGTAATCTGCTGTAAGAATCACCGGTTCCAAAGAGAGTCCCCAGACGAAAAATCAAATGATTATCCGAATTTTCTCTAATACACTTCTCTGCGACCAACTTCGTTTCAGCATAGACAGATATGGGATTAGGCTCTGCATTCTCATCAATTAAATCATTATTGATTCCATACACGGAGCACGTGGAAGTAAAGACAATTTTTCCTTTATAATTTTGGACTAACCACTTTACCGAGTCCTCATTAATTGATTGAGTTAAGAAGGGATCAATAGCACAAGCCCCATCTCCCACCACTGCTGCTAACCAGATTACGGTATTAAAATCTGGAAGAACTGTTGATAATTTTTCTCGATCTCGAACATCTCCCCGAATGAAGGGGACATCCTTCAGATAATGATTCTCATAAACTAAACTATCATATACTGCGATATCATGTCCATATTTACTAAGAATGGTGGTTAGAAATCCTCCGACGTATCCGGCTCCTCCAACAATTAAAATCCTATTTCCCACTTTTCCTTCTCCTGATTTCCGTAGCACTAATGGACTCTATCTCCTTGTCCAGATGTATTTCCCTAATCCCCCATCCAACTTTTCTTCCATGGCATATTTCCGCTATATCAGGAAGAACCATAATTTTAACCTGATCTTCATCTGGAAAAATCTGTCGAATTCCATCTATTCTTTCTTCTACTGTGTATGGATCATTTGAACCAATTTTTGTATCTCGTATACCAATTAAGACTCGTCGAGTCTCCAGAACCTTATTAATCAAAGCAATATGTCCAGCATGTATTGGAATAGTTTGCCATCGCCCGATAAGAAGGCTTCTTGGCTCATCCGAATCCTTTATAATTTCCAGTAATCCTAAAACTGATAGTCTCTCCGATTGACAATCCGTTCGAATCACAAAAGGAACATCAAATGGGTCAGGACGCTCATAAAAATGTCCTTCCCGATGAGTCTCCTCCAGTCTCTTATTGCAAACATATATCCAAGTTGGACTACATATTTCACTTATCTTCTTCCTTGTTTCTTCCATAGGAGCGATAACGGTGACGAGAACATTCATCTGCTTTACTAATTCCTTCGCCAGACGGGCTACCCGTAAATTATGTTCTTCCCTATCCTCTCGAGAAAAACCAGCCCCCAGAGAAATACTATCTCTCATCTCATCCCCATCAAGAATGACACAAGGCCAACTCTTTTGTATGTGTCGAGCTAAAGTAGTTTTACCTGCTCCAGAAGTTCCAGTTAACCAATAAATTCTATTCACTTTCTTTCTCCTTTCCCAATTTAAAAAATCTGGAGTACCAATAGTGGAAGTTGTAATACAGAAATGTATTTACCATGCTCCATAAAGAAGATATGCCAATTGCCCATTTCCATTTCCCCGTTAGAAGATAAAAGAAAATACTTTGGCAAACTATGATATGCAGCCGGTATAGAATTCCCTGGAGTATTAGAACCCCGGGATTAATCTTTCTTAAGGACATCCTAAAGTATTCCTTTAAATCTTATATATGTTTTCGCCAAACTAAGCGATTAATATAATCAGTATAACTGAAGATAGTATTCACAACTTTTCCAGATACCTGTGGAACGTCGTAGTCAGAAACTACCCTGGATTCCTTAGTAGAGTTTATCTTAAATTTAATAGAATCAACCAAATCTTTTGGGTTTCCACACATAGCGACGGCACCCTCATCCATCCCTTCTGGACGCTCATGAGCTTTTCGAATGGTTACCGCTGGAAAGGATAATAGAGATGCCTCCTCAGTTATAGTCCCGCTATCAGAAATGGTACAAGCGGCATTTTTTTGGAGGCAGCAGTAATCGAAAAATCCTAAGGGGGGCATAATATGTATCTGGTCCACCAAAGAATAATTTTTGGATTTTTCCAAAATCTTTTTAGTTCTAGGATGACAGGAAAAGAAGATTGGATAACCAAATTCCTGTGCAACCCTATTGAAAGATACCAACCAATCTTTCAATTGTTTATCATCGTTAACATTCGCCTCTCGATGCATACTAATCACAAAATATTTTTTAGAGCATAAATTAAGATTTTTTAGAACTGGAGAATTTTTAATGTCTTCCGAATAATACTCAAGAACCTCAAACATAGGAGATCCAGTCTTTATTATTCGATCTTCCTGAAGACCTTCCTTAATTAGATATCTACGGGCATTCTCCGAATTGACCATATTTATATCGGACAAATGATCAATAATTTTACGGTTTGTTTCCTCAGGAACTAAAGCATTGAAACTTCGGTTTCCTGCTTCCATATGAAAAATGGGTATTTTTCTTCTTTTTGCTGGATATACGGCCAACGTAGAATTCGTGTCCCCATAAAACAATACAGCATCCGGTTTGTGTTCTTCGTATATCTGATCTGATTTCAAAATAATATCCGAAACGGCATCCGCTGGGGTTCCTTTCGCACATCCCATAAAAATATCTGGGGCTCGTATTCCCATTTGATCGAAAAATATTCCATGAAGCTCATAGTCATAATTCTGTCCAGTGTGGACAAAGAGATGCTCAAAATGGGTATCCAAGGCGGGAAGAACCCTTGACATCTTAATTAAATCAGGTCGAGTTCCTAAAATGGTCATTAATTTCATTTCTTCTTCCCCAAAATAGTTTTCGAAGGTAAAAGTTTCTCCAAATAGAAGCTAAATGTATTTTTGAATTTTTTGTAATTTCCTTGAGTCAATTTATTGTTATATTTTTGTGCTATCTTATCGCCGGCATACCAATGTATTCCCACACAATCTTCAGGTAGATCATCGTGGAATTTTAAAAAGACTTCCTCCATCTCATTAAACTTCCAAGGGTAAACAAAAGTCATTGGGTTATTGTAGAAAATCAGTTCTGGATACTTTTCTTCGATAATCTTCCAAAAGTTAATCTTTGAATTGGGAACAGGATTAGGAATCTCTGTTTCTTTCCTAAGAAAAGTATATACAGTTTGGACTCCAGCCGATTGATACTCTTTAATATTAAATCTCTGGAAACAGAAATCGTAGATATCCTGAAAGAATGGATTATTTCCCGAAGACCCTAAAAACCCAATGGAAAAGTAATCATGATGATAACAGCAGATGGTATCCATCTCTTTTACCTTTTCATAGTATTCTTCCAAGGGTTTTGTATATAGGATGTCTAAATCAGAATAAAATCCACCATTTGTGGCCATCTCCCCCCACTTAAAGAAGTTACTTTTATGGGAAGGACCCATCCAATTTTGCATACTCTTCCCATTCTTGTGGAAAAGAGACCACTCTTTAAGTTCAATATCCAAAGAGTTAAGTTTACCTGTAAAATCCTTCCCTGAGAAATTGAAGAAATCCTGTTGTACCCCATCCAACCAGGTTTTATACTTTATTGTGCTAGGAGGACATAAATGTAATTCCATCTCCCAATCTGGATTCAATTTCCGGAAGGAGTAAAGAGTCATATACCTCATCCAAGATAATTTTTCATTTCCCCAAAAGAATTTCATAACCTTCGGTATCATAGCTATTCTCCAAGAACTCTCTTAACCAGATTACAGAATAAATTATTGTATTCGAAATAATTGTTTTTTGATAGGTTGCGATTAAACTCCTGAGTCATCTCAGCACCAGCAAACCAGTGAAGCCCAATACTCTCTTCCGGTAGAGTAGATTTGGGATTAAAAAATATTTCAGGTATCTGCCTATATGAATAGGGATAGACTATTCTCTGAAAATCCCAGTAAATGTCCGTTCCATATTTCTGGTAGTATAATTCTAATTGATTCGTGTGGGGGACGATCTCATTCCAATTTTTTGCCTTCCCTATCAATTCATAGATTGCGACGGATCCTGCAGTCTGATAGCATCCTTTTCTGTTTAGTCGATTAGTCGCAATCTTATATACATCTCTAAAGAATGGATTCCCTTGAGTAGACCCAATAAAACCAATCGAAAAGTAATGAGTCGGTTTTGTAGTGTAGGCCAAGACAGTTGCATATTTAGATATTCTATTATAAAAACTCTCCATGGGTTTTACATATAGAATATCCATGTCTGAGTAAAATCCACCATTCGTATATAAAAGATACCAACGAAAGACATCACTTAACCTCACCGGATCCAACTTAGAATATTTTTTATTTAGGGGAATCTGAGAGATCCGCACACCCAATTCGGGTACCTTACTTAGATAGTCAGAAGAGGGAAAGTTAAAGAAATCCTGACAATTCTTATCCGGCCAGGGTTTCTCTTTCTGTCTGGAATATGGAAAGACATGCAAAACAATTTCCCAATCTGGATTCAATTTCCGGAAGGAGTAAAGAGTCATATACCTCATCCAAGAAAGGGTTTCCCCGGACCAGAAGAAGTTCATAACTTTCGGTATCTTTTGTGATTTATTCTTCACTCGGTCCAATGAGAGTTTGAATGTGCTCATGAATAATCCTCTTCATAAACTCCGTGTAATGATACGGATCATACGTGGTAGAATTAAATTGATATTTCTTTGGATGCGAATCACTTGTGGGAAAACATAAGGGTATCCCATAGGTCGCTATTAATGACGTTGGATCGAAAAAAGTCACCTTATTTTTTATGCACCAATCCGAAACGATATAGCCCAACTTGTACCTTAGCATTACACCAGTTATATTGTTGTTGAGAACAAATATTAGAGTTTTTCCTTTTAACCTCTTTTTTAGTTTGTATAGATTAGATCGGATTTCATCTGGGGCTTCAATATGGACTTTTACCGTTTTTGCCTTTGGAAGCCCCTTTCGACCATTTGATGTTGCACATACATGGCTTAAAATTAGGTCGCCATACTTCACGCATTTAAATGAACAAAGCTCCATTACGACATTCGACACTTTAGATAAGTCCACTTCCTTATCCGGATTGTTAGAACCCCAACCCCGAAAAGCAAATTCCTCTATTTTCTTGGGTACAACCACCTTTCCTGCCATAACGTCGAGAGCTTGAAGGAAGGCGCTGGTACAGTGAGCATGCCCTCCAGGATAGAGAATGAAGTTAGGATCATCCTTAAATGGCTCAGTAAGTCTGCAACTTCCCATTACTAGAGTCTTACTTTTAGACATCTACCGGCTCCAAACCATTTCTCAATCTTAAATCATTTACTATTTTAAGGACGTAATCCGAAGCGACCTCCGGTGGAATTCTTTGGGGAGATTTTAGATTCCAATTATCCTCATATCCAAAAATTTCCATGTACTTTTGAAGCAAAGGACGAAAGAAGTCAATATCCTCCTTACAGAACCAATTTCCCCAATCTCCAGATGAACCGGTTCGAAGGACATATTTCCTTTTTCCTAGATCAGAGGATCCTGAAAGAGGAAGACCTAAATAATCCTCCAATGGCTTAAAATTCTGTTTCACAAACTCTTCATAGTAATATACAAGAACTTTCTGTTCCCTACTAAATTTTATAAGTCCTTTACAATATTTCTTTGCCTGATTCCTTAAATCCCAATTCGGATGCAGATGCTCATGAAGTTTCAATACAGAAAGAGACTCTGGAGAACTTTCCTTTTGCTTTAACAGATCTAACACCTTAAATAATCTTTTTTCTTTTCCTTCCCAAGTCTGAAAAAGTCCAAATAGAAGGGAACTGATTATTCTATCCCTCTGATCCCGAATAAGAAGGATCTTCTTTGGAATTGTAAGGAGTATGGGGTTCTCCATAACTCGGAAGATATTCAACTTCACCAGACAATTTTTACCTAAGGAATTCACAACTTTTGGCTCATGGAGAAATTGGTTATTCTCAGGTAATGAATTCTTTACCTTAGAAAACAGCCCAGTAGTTCCCGTCCTACCTATTCCAGTAATCAAAATCTGCATCTTACCGCCTCACCAATCCAAATCTTTCTCGTATCCTTCGTCAATTAAATGCTGTCCTAGAAGTTTTTTACATAGTTCCATATGCTCAGGAAGCAAATAATTCCGCCAATCACCGACAACCCCCCTCCTAAAATTTTTCTTGTATTTTGGAGAAGACGAGTTTAGTTCTTTTATCTTTCTTCTAATTTCCTTCTTAGTTATTTTGATCCCCAGGAAGTTGCAGATATTGGTAAATTCTTCAAATGAATTCTGGAATAGTCTCTCAAAGGTTGTCGAATAGACGTTAGGATAATCTCTCCACTTCAGTCTTTTTAACTGTCCTGGAAACCTCTTAATGGACTCCTCAAAAAGTCTATTGATTCCAAACTGCTCATAAATATGTTTGAATCCACTTGTCAACCTAAAGTGGTATCCATAAGACACTGCCCAGTCCCTTGGATCTCTGGAGATGAACACCCCTTTCCGATTCGCCTCAACCAATCGGCGAGCTTTGCCCGGATAAGCGTGGTTTCCAAAACAGAAGTATCCTTTATCTGGAATAGTTTGTATATGGGTATCCCATTTTGTCCAGAAGTCATCCTGCTTAGCCAATGCCGGATACTCTTTCATTCCTAAAGAATTTAGTATCTGCATTACAACATGAGTTCCTGATCGAGGAATACTTAAAACTAAACAACTGTCGGCATTCTCGCAATTCACTTTTATATCCTTATTTGGAATAGATAAAAAGCTTTCTATTTGCTTTTCTAGAATTATTAAAATGAGCTACCCGCTTAAACCCATACTCTTTCGCAAACTCCTCAAGAACTGGAACAGATATCCACAATGGGACCCCTCTCCCCTTCTGTGCTCTTTTTAGAAACCCGCCAACCTCTACCACTCTTCTGGATCTAAGATCTGGAGATTCCGGTATATCTATTCCAACAACAACAGATTTATTAGCAGACTTAAACACCTCATTCAATACCTGAAGAGGAGCATTAAGATGGTGAAGAACATTCATAACCAAGATGGTGTCCCACTTCTCTTTTATTGACAAAGTATCTAGATCTTTATTCTCAAATTTGGATTTAGAATTTTTGTATCGTGCAATCCGATTACAGCTATTTACCAATCCACCTATATCATACCCTACAGATTTTCTTGCCATATTTTCTTCTGCTCGAAAGGTAAAGAACCCATAGTAGCATCCCAAATCCAAAACAGACTTACCCACAAAATTTACCTTACTGGAAATATGTTTCCAGACTTCTTCACAATGAGAAAAGTTTCCATACTTCCGGGTTCCTACTTCTATTCCATGATATAATTGACCCAAACCAGAAATGAATTTATCCGCCTTTTCAAAATTAATTTGGGGATAACATAATTTTTCAAAGTCTTCTGGGGTAATCGTAGAAGATATTCGTGAATAGTCCAGATTATTATTATTCAGGACAAAAGAGGGGTAAGGGAAGTTTTGGACATATTTTAAGGCTACCTTATACATTTCATAATTTTGTCTCGGGGTAACCACAAGTTTCTTTTTCTCAATTTCCTGAATTCTTCGATCGGCCATAGCGACCACATTCGTTACAATCAAATAAATGCAGATCTCTGCCGAGGTTACTTTTTGGACTTCCTTAAGAACCGAGTGAAGTTCGTCCCATCTCATCCAACCATCTAAAATAACTTTTTCGGATTTCGAAAAGGTAGAAATCAAATCTGATTGCAGTTTAACATAATCAAATCCGTGAGATTTTGTTGCTGGGGAATAGTCCCGTTGCCTCCAGTAGTCGTCGAATCTAATGCGAGTATAATTGGTTTTTGTTTTCGAAAAAGAGGTTTTCCCACTTCTTTCCGGACCATAGCAAATAATCAATTTCTTCATCTTTTACTCCTTAACAATAAACCAATCGGATACCGCTTTGGGGGATCTTCTTCGAACTATTTTTCCCGTATTCAAGAAAAGTAATTTAGATTTAACAAATTCATCTACTGCCTTTGTTACCCCAGGCCATCTCTTTGTCCCATAATCATGTCCTGAAATGACACCACCGGATTTCACCTTTGGAAACCAACAATCAATATCTTCTTTAACGGATAGGTAATCGTGGCATGCATCTATATAAACAAAATTTAAGGAGTGTTCATCAATCCTTTTGGAGGCAGCAACCGAACGCTCTTTAAGTATGCAAACCTTAGAAAGATGACCAAAAGTTTCAGTTACCTTATCATAATACTGGGTAGTTTCCTTAATCTCTTTTCCTTCTTGAATATATGAATCCCAAAGATCGACAAGTATGAGCCATTTTATATTCAAATTTTCTAACAGACTCTTAGCATTCGTTCCAGCTAAGACCCCAATCTCTGCCCCAACCAATGGGAGTTTACCAAAAGTATCTTGGATGAATTTGGTACTAGGCCGCATTTTGCTTCTTCCTGATGTGAAGGTAGTGAAAAATAATATTCCCACTCTCTCCCAAATATTTAGGATCGGATACCCAAACGATCTCACCGAACTCCTTAATTAGTTCCTCAAATTGTTCTATCGTTCTAAGAACCCCACCCTTCTTTTGATTAAGAAGGCTCTGGTTCTTTTTCCAATCGACTTCCCCCTGCTGATTCTGGATAGAATTTGCGATTTGTATTGCCAAAACACCATCCGAGGATAGGCTCTGAACAACCTCTCTTAGTTGCCTCTTTAAATTAGTATCCGACATATGTTGGGCTACCAGATGAGATATAGCCAAATCGAAACAATTTTCCGGAAGTTTGCATTCTCCAAATATGTATCCGAATTCAATGAAATCAGAAACTTTAGAGATCGCTTCAGGACAAGTATCTAAGCAGGAAACCTCCTTACCCAACCTAGAGAGTGCCTTTACTTCACTTCCAGATCCTACCCCTATGTCCAGAATAGACCGAGACTTCTTTATCTTATCTTTAATATTCAAACAGTTCCAAACATATTCTGGATCTGAGCCAGTTAGATATTGGGTATCTTCATGAGAATGATGAAATCGCCACCAATCCGTCAACCCAAAACTATCCTCAACGGATTCCTGTAAAGTTGATTGATACGTCCTTATGTCGGAAACGAGGACAGGAATCTGATCTAGAATTGATTGTAAATTTTTATGGGTAAGAGTATTAGTATGCTTCCTCTTCTTATATAGGGTCTTCCTAACCCCAACGAAGGGAATCTTGTGGACGTTAGCCTTAAGCATCCAATAAAAATCTTCACTATACTTCAAATGGGTGGGGAAAGGGCCAACCCTATCAATTACGGTTTTTGGAATCCAGATTCCTGTAAATCCAATTGGGCAACCAGTCCAGATTTCTTCACTAAATTCTTTTGGGGAAAGTCGAGGATGTTTCTCCATCAACTCCTTCCCGTTTTGGTCAATGACGATCCAATCAGAATAGAGAATACAATTTGGATGGTTTTCCGAGAATTTCTTTTTGGTTTCAAGAAGAGTGGGAAGCCAAATATCGTCACTAGGGCACCAGGTCCAGACTTTACCTTTCATCTCCTCCATACACATCTTAGCCACTACACCGACGTTGTCTGTCTTCTCCAATTTCTTTGCTATAATCCTTTTATCCTTCTTTGCATATGTTTGAATTATATCCCAAGTTCCGTCGGTAGAGCCATCGTCATATATCCTGTATTCAAAATCCTTTTCTGTTTGAGTCAGAACGCTATGAATGGCCTTAGCAAGATACTTTTCTTGGTTGTGACAAGAAGTAAATACAGTTATCATATTTCTTTATACTCCTTTCCTGTTATCTTTTCCAGAAGGGCCCTATTTCGGTACCATTCCGGACACCTCCCAACGTAGATGGAGCTTTTGGGATGCCACTGATGTATTACAAAACCCATTTGATGAGGTGTAATTTGACGATCCATGCCTCCTTGATCTAATCTGAATAAGAACTCATCGTCATCAAAACAATAGCCCGTGGCAAAATCTTCGTTGAAGCCCCCACCAATTCTGTCCAAATCCTTTTTCAATATCACTGAAGTAAAATGATAGCCAGTTGGACGAAGAGAAGAATGATTATACCATTGTCGATTATCTAATGGATCAATTATTCTGGAAACCTTCTTTAGAAAAAGATCATCCGGTTGATCTTTCCATTTACAAAATCTTTGAAATTGTTCTTTCGTCACATAATAACAGGGAAAGCTTAAATACTTTCCTTCACCAATGTTCTCCTTAGCATATCCAAGAATCCTTCCAAAATGAACACATTCGGGATTCTGAATCACAATAATCTTTCCTTTGGCCCGCCTAAACCCCATATTATAAGGAACACACGGATTTATCCAATACTTCTCTTCCTTCTTAACCTCTACAATTTGGATGTTAAGTTCCTTAAAATCCTTCGTAATCAATCGGGCTCTTTTTTCTTCATCACTGGCGTCATCTACAATTATAATCTCAGTATTCTGAAGGTCCTTTTTTTGTCTCCGGATGGATTTGAGGGAGTTTCTCAGTTGCCTGGTCCGATTGTAATATGTCATCACTATACTTGTTTCAATCATTCTTTATGGCCTTCCCCAAAGGAACATAATCTATATATTGATTTAATCTACTATTTGGAGAACAACTAAAAATCTGGCTGGAGGTCTTTTCGGAAATCTCCTTGAACAAACTGGGATATGGTGTCAGATACTCATCTAATTTTTTCTTGAAATTTTTCAATTCGGAAGAACTCATCTTTTTGAAGAAATGGGAACTCTTCCGGACAGAAATTTTCGATACCTGAATCTTTTTGGATCTGGAGGACCTTAAAAGGGTTACTTCAGAGGGTGGAATTATAGTTGGAGCAGAAGTTCTATTAGTTGATGAGGTTATATCAAAATCCATACCCAGGAGGTAAATCTTTGAGTATCCTAAGGCTACAGCCAATTGAATCCCACTATATCCGCTATCACTTCCACAATGAAAATCTTGAAGAGAGCTACCTACCCCACCATAGGAAGATGAATATATGACCTCATCTACCACTCTTAGGTCATAATTTAAATCGAACCTTGTGTCTAAAACACCATTAGGTGTATGCACAAAGCGTCCCTTATCATATGCCACAACAAAAAACTTCTTGGCCTTTGTTGATCTATAAATCTTTTGTTTTCCTTCTGTTGATGAATCATACTGGATTCCATTTTTACCAAACCAGGTAAAATCCATCGTGATGAAATAATCGGGATTGGGGACGAAGAAGATCGAAGAATTGACTGCGATGGTATTCTTCCCGTGAAGAGATTGGAAATCGAACCCGGAAAGAGACGGTCCGCCTCCCACAACAAAAACACTTCTCCCATTCATTCTTCTTCTCCAGAAAGAATCTACAGGATCTCTCGGATATCCTTTTTTGGAAAACATTCTAAGGAACTGTCTGGATTCAAATTAATCACAGAAATTCCTAATTCCTTAATCGACGAAGCAAAAGACTCAAATTCCTTTTTAAAATCCTTTAAAACCTTTATAACATTTTCTATTCTCTGGTTCTTATATCCTTCGTGGAAATGAGTCCTCTTCCTCTTCTCATCCACTTTTAGATCTAAACCCAGCATGTAGATTTCTTTACAGCCTAAAGAAATGGCGAGCATCATCCCACCAAATCCAGAGTTTCCTCCACCATAAATTCCCCGAGAAATATCCAAACTTATCTGCTTCTTTTCTAATCCATTGACAAAATAGACACTAGGATCAAATTTTGTTTTATATGAAGTCCGAAGAAATACCTTTATCCCGGAATACCGGAGCCAGGAGTTATGGACCGCAGCATTTTCCTGATCGGCTCGATTTGAAAAAGAAATACTATCATAGAATCTTTGGTCCATTCCATACAGGATGTTGGTATTATACTGTATAAACGCTTTATTTATTCCAATAGTTTTTTCATCCTGTATGGTTAGGAAATCAAAATTTTCTAAGCTGGGGCCGCCACAAAGAATGAAACATCTCTTTCCTTCCCAGGAGGAACAATTCAGAAGGTCCGTAATGGGCTTTGCCTTACATGGACTTGCCTTCCTGGGAATTATCCGAGACCCAACTCTACGCATTCGCAAGTATCCCACGGATTAACCCACAAAATTCTGCCACCCAATAAGTTTTATGGTCCAGGACCGAGTATATGCGTGTGCCCTGATCTTTATTTTTCCATTATTAGTATGAACCAAAACTAATCCTTGATCCCATACTTTATTTGTTCCTGCCGGATAATAAGAAGAATTGTAGTTCGAGTCGGATTCATCCTGAGGTTTAAGATACAAACCTCGATTGGTTCCTGCCCCGGCACTTGCATAGATGTATAACATACTCCGCCCAGATCCGGCAATTCCCGACACGTCGACCTCTGTCCATGTGGTTGTCACATTTCCGGTATGTATATTTACCCCAGAATAGTTCCACCCAATGTTGGTCACGTTTGGAGTAAACCCATTCAAAAAAGATCGGACGTCCTGAATCCTACTTGATGGAATACTGGTATCCCCATTTACTAAAGTCACCTCCGCCACTACCAACTTATTCCCATAACTGGGGGCGGTAGGACTTACCGCGGCCGTTCCCTGTTGAATAGTAACCGTTCCATCTGTATCCACATATACTAAATCAATTCGAGAATTTGGGGAGGATGGAACCGAGAATGGTCCCACTCTTTGTTCTGGAACTGTTACATACCCGGAAGAATTCTGGATACGTCCTGCTCGAATCCAGACATACAGCCCACTATCATCAATAACTTTTAGAATTAAATCCTGAACATTTAAAAAACTTCTATCGGAATAGTCAAAGCTTGTTAGGGTAGCCCCAGAGAAGACACATTTTCCAATAATAAGATCATTATCCTGAGCCGCACTGACAGAAGCAATGGCATGAATCTCTACATAATTATTCTGTGCCGCAGCATAGGACCATCGCAAAACCAAGTAGGGAGTGCTAGGATCAATATCCCCAGAATCCAATGTCGAGGCATTTAAGGTTGCTGAAGAGGATGTTTTCACACTAATCTGAGAACTATCATCTCCCAACTCCGCGGTAAAGGTAGATAAAGTGACTGCTACATCGGATACCCGAGTTAGATATCCTCCAGAGTATATCCCCCTAGGGACTATATCTAAATTACGTTTATTGGCCTCTAAAGAAGTAGCTTCCTCGTAATATGCTACCGAAATAGATTGTGTTCCATGATTAGTTGTTCCCATTATCCTTCCCCTATTATATGGCCTTTATTCTGGCGTATCCGGATGATACCGATTTCACATTTCCATCTTTGTCGATACAATCAAAGATCCTTCCAGATCCCCGGACTCTAATATTTGTGGAATCCAAATCTACGACGCACATCCCATAAAGAAATTGCCTCCCATGTGGTGGAGGAAGAACTAAATCAGTTCCAAAGGGAGAATCACTTAACCACAACTGGACCATAAAAGGCTCATATCCCAACCCGTGTGCCTTCGTATAGGTAGTTCCGGTGCTCACCGCAAACCAACCACTATCGTATGTTTTAAACTTTGTGGAAGGAATACCAGAATCTTTTAGAGATAATTTTCCATTACTATTCACCTCAAGGGTGGAATCGTCCGGGTCATATGAGTTGTTTGTAAAATCCCGAACATCCTGAATATTGCTTGATGTGATATTTGTAGCAGTAGATGTTAGAGTTATCTCAGCAAGGACCAATTTTCCGTCGTAATTAGGAGCTACCGGAGATGCCGCAGCAGTTCCAGAACTATCAATTGATATCGCCCCGGTTGCTCGATTTACATAAACCAAATAAATTTTGCTATTCGACGATGGAAGAGTAAATAGACTTGTTTTTTGGTCAGGAATACTGATAGTTTCTTTTCCATTTTGAATCCGGCCGGCTCTGACACGAACCCGGAGTTCGGTATCCTCAGTTGGCTCGACCTTCAAAAACAGGTCCTGGGTATTTGGGGACGTTCTTTCGGAGTAATCGAATCCTTGTAAATTCCCACCTCCAGTGAAGGTACACATACCAACAACTAAATCATTTGTTGCCGGAGAAGCAACCGCCAGAATAGACATGTAATCCGCCGTTGCGCTTCCAGTATACACCCACCTCAAAACCAGATAGGGGGTCGCAGAAGCTACCGCTATACTTACCGCAGATCCAGTTAAGATTTTTACTTGATATGTCCCATCAGTAATCTCACATACTAAAGTGGATAAACTTGCATGAGAATTGTCCACAATAGAGAGATATCCCCCAGAATATATTCCAGTCTTTCGTATTCCAACGAATCTTTTATTCACTGTACCACTATCGGCACGAGAGTGATACAACAAGTTCACGACCTGATTTCCAATATTAGTGGCCATTTCTTACCTCTTATGTTCTCAAATCTTCTTTATAAATTTGGATGGTTACCTTTAATTCTACCCTCGAATCCTTGTCAATCGATGGGAAGGTACCCCCCAATACAATTACATCTGTATTCGTATAAAGCGCTAATTCACGAATCCCATTTTGAGACACATTCTTAGGGACCAAGAAGGAAATACTTATCTTCTCATCATCCACCTCAATATCTCCACTATCCACCGCTCCCGTAAGAGCCGGGGACACTGGGGTCCAAGTAGATTGATTAATATCCCCACTTCCAGTACCTAACACCCATTTCGTAATGCTATTTAAAAAGGAGGTAGCCGAATCATCAAAGTAGGAAATCAGATCATCAAAATACCAAGCAGAACTATCTACAACGGAATCAAAATATTTTGTAGCAAATTCCCAACCATCTAAAACCCGGGTTTGGATATTTCCATCGACCTCAATAACATGCCCAAACTCATCCGTCTTTGGGTTCAAATATAAAATATAATGAGGAACCGTATGAACCGGTCTAGTTAGTTCCACGTTATCATAAAAGTTATCCAGGTATGTGGTTCTCCATAAATGATTGGCCGAAGAACCCCCAGAACCACTACCACCAGAACCCCCGGATCCAGAGCCCGATGTATATACCTGGTTTAAAAGAATCTCAATCCCAAAATGAGGACTCTTATAGTATGTCGAGTCGAACCCGGGGGGATTCTCATCTTCTTCACCTACAAACCAATCTGTAAGATAAAAGGTTTCATAGTCATTAGTATACATATCATATATATTGACTGAAAACTTTTGTATCAGAGCTATAACTAATATGGATTCATAGGTACCTTTTATCTTATACCAATCAATTGCCTGAGCTATTGTTCTACGTATTTCATCCTCAGTAGAGTCATCCTCCGGAGGAATGTCCAAACCAATTAGAGAAGCCAAATTCTTTAGATATTCTCTATCTGCTACCGAATTCGGATTGTTCAACTTTACCATATCTCGGACATAAGTTAACCAACTACCAACCTCTAGTTCAACCTCATCCACATAATCTTGTAGAATCTGTTTGTTGTGGAACCATTCAGGAAGGAGGCGAAGAAGATCTAGGGAAACCGCATGGACCCAATTTACATCAATCTCCATTTCCATTTCGACGGCCAAACCATCAAAGGGGCGGTGAGTATACTGCCAGGTGATTTCCACCTCCATCTCCGCTTCGATCACAGCAGCTGCGGAAGCGTCATAACGATAGCCACCATCAAATCGCCATTCACTCATTTCTACTGTTCCCTCGTTATGTCATATGGCAAATTAAAAAAGTGGGAGCTTACCGGATCAACCCGAGAAACCAAAGATAAAGTTCCAGAAGCACCCGAAATAGAGGAAGCTGGTGGGGGCGTCAATCGGTAAAAACTATCCAACTGACCAGAATCATTATCAAATCCACCACAGATATAAATACTTCCACTATAAGCCGCCATGCTGATTCCTCTTGCCGAGTAGGAAGAGGTGGGTCTCTTCTTCCATAAATCTAAGGATATGTCATAAACCTGATCATATAAAGAATATGTCACAGTATCGTCAGTAGCCCCACTTACCACATATAGAACCCCATCTATATTTGAAACTTCTTTATAACAAACTGCCTCAGGACAATTTGTTTTTGCTGTAAATATATCTGTTTCTGGATCGTATTCAAATACTTCTGTGGTAGCTTTCAAATCAGCGGAGTATCCAGACATGTCCGCTGTAGAACTTACTATATAGATCTTCCCATTATATTCATAGGAGCAGGCATAATCCCCTAAAGCCCTGGGGGCGGCCCAAGCCCTTCTGGTTCCCCAGGTATCCAGTGCCGGATCATATATATCGACATAAGGAACCAGGGTGTGGGGAGGAGATTTCAGACCACCAAAAATATAAATCTTATCATTAATAACGGCGGATGCATGATCTTCTCTCGCTACCGGCATAGAAGTTTTCGCGGTCCAAGAATCCAGATCCGGATCATATTCATAGACTGTGTCGTAATAAGTTCCTAAATCACTCCTATACCCACCTATTAAATATAGTTTTCCATTTACAGCCCTTAAAACTGGACTCTGTAAGGAGACCGGAGCATCAGTTTTTTGAGACCATGTTCCGGCTGAAATATCGAATGCGTAAGTTGTTTTTGAATGGGTGTCCCCAGTGGTTATCCCAGCGACTGCATATAAGACGCCATTTAACTCTTCAAATCCAAATTGTTCCTTTGGTTCTGGAATATTCGTTAACGCCGTTGCGGTTGGAAAAGCAGATTCTAGCTCAACTACAAGAAGTAGATCCAAATTCTCTATGGTTGCATTTAGGGTTTTTCCAGCGTCTCCGGTATTGAATGAGGATGTCGCATATAGATATCGGAAATCATTCTGCTCACCAACCCCACAATCCAAGGTAACCGTTCCTATTTCTACCGCCCCGGATTCCCCATAGTAATTTCCTGTGTATACCCGCAAGGTCAATCTACCGGTTCCATTTGTTCCACCATCATCATCCCTCTCAACGGTTACATAGTACTTAGTGCTAACTGAGATTGCTTGATTGGATAAGGATACCCCGCCATCCTCACAAATCCTCAGCTGCAGAAAGTACGTACCACCGCTGTTTACTAGAACTACCGACTGATAATCCCCCCCTGAGTCATCTATCCCTTGAAAATCATCAACCGCATTTGCAAGTCCCCAAACGGAGGCATAAGGGGTGACTCCCCCATACCCAGTGGCGGTTACTTCAAACCTATGAGAAAAATCTCCACCAAAGTAACCCGCGCCAAAATCCTTATAGACATAACTGCTTGTATTCCTAGTAGAGAGAAGGGCCCAGGTGATTGTATCACTGGTTTTTGTAACAGTGGATCCTGGATCAGTTTCACTGTATGTTGTAAAATCTTCGATGGGCATTTATAAATCCTAATGGGTTACCGATAAGGCCCCCGATGAAAATCTTGCGGTTTTCCCAGCAGCTACACTTTGCGAGGCAGAAAGAGAACCATACGCCAACATATTCCCACCAGACGCAGCATCATATAATACAAAATGAGTTATTGTTCCCCAAGATCCGGTGGATTCCGGAAATGAGATTTCTGAGGTATTCTGTATTTCAAAAGAAGATGCAGAAGACCAATCCGCAGAATCTGTAGATGCTCTTGCATATCCATTTCCGGAAGGTTCTGTGACCCCAGACCCATCCCCAGAAGGTGCAGTAGTTGAAAGAGCAACATATATATTGGATGGAGAAGAGTATGTATCTTTTCCAAAAAGATGGTCCAAAAGTTCATTTCTTAAATAATTAGAAAAACCAGCCATTTATATCTCCAATCGTAGTTACTACTTCTGTCGAATCTTTAATGAAATTATTAAACTATCCCCAGAAAGAATTGTTCTCTCAACCGAAGATGCTACTGCTCCCTTGTTATATCATGTGGAAGATTAAAGAAGCTATATACATAAGGATTAGAAACAATAGTTAAAACAATATCACTAGAAGTTGCGGATCCAGCCGCATTTGTTGCGATACATTTATACGTTCCTGCATCTGAAGATGCTGCATAAAAAGAATATGTTGAAGAAGTAGCTCCAGAAATAGGACTTCCATTTTTATACCATTGATAAGTTACTGAAGGAAAACCATCCGCCGTAACTGAGATAGAGGATAATGCCCCCAAAGAAAAAGAAGTACTGGAGGATTGTGCAGTTATATAGGGTATAATTCTAAGATCTATATCAGATGATTGAGCAGATCCCCCTGCATTTGTTGCTATGCAATAATAAGTTCCCCCATCATCTGCGTCTACGGAAGAAAGGGATAAGGTAGAATTTGTCTCCCCAGAAATTGGACTACCATCTTTATACCATTGGTATGTTATAGGTTCAGTGCCTGTAACTGTGACAGAGAATGTTATATCATCTTCATAATCTGCATCTTGGGGAGAAGATGTTTGATCGGTGATAGTTGGAGGGGTACCAGCAGGGTTTCCCCAAGTTTCAAACAACTCATCCCGGGTAGCTGCTGTTGACCAGGAACCCAAAGCATATACCGCAGCTGCTCCGCCAGCATAGGAAGGAGAGGAACTATCATTCAACCATCTAAGATAAAATTGATCAACTGAAATTGACAATACAATCGAGTATTTAGATCCTGAAGTTAATGAATATTCAGAATCAAAAGTTATTTCTACCCACTCCCCTCCATCAGCAAGTGTAATACCCCCTCCTGCAATCGACCCAGTTGCAAATACATTACCATCAGGCACTTCTCCAGATCCAAAGTCTCCCACCCCTTGCAATTCAACAGTAACAGTCCCCGGATCTCCTGTTCTACGCTGCAATAGCAACTTAACAGACAAAATCTTGTAATCATCAGAGGCAGTAAAAATTTGTGCTGCTAAATTATCAGATCCTTTTAATGAATGAAAACTATCATTCCCTGTATTATAATAATCGTAAATTGAAGCCATAAATTACTTTTGCCTAAACGTTAAGGAAAGTTTTGAATTATCACCAGACAATATGGTTCTTTCCACACTTGCCGCCACGGCCCCAATAAGAGATCCGGTATTATCTGATGAGGTGCAGAGAAACGCCCCATTAACTGGTCCAATATTCCCACCAGACGCAGTAAATGTGACCTCCTTAGACACAACCTGCCAATTCCCATCCTCATTCTGCTCAATTGTAGGGAATCCCACCGAGGATCTTTCGACAGCAATTCTGGCATATCCATTTGCTGCTGCGGGTTCATTTGGTATTGTGGCCAAGGTACTAGTTTCCACCACTGTCCCTTTATATAGCCCAATATAGAAGTAATCCCCTGGAAAATATAGAGAAGCATTGTCCCTAAAAAAGGTGTCGATGGTTGCAAGTTCCCCTTCATCTACAAGTATATTTTTCTTGTCCCTAAATTCGTAAATTACTTTTCCATCCCGAATATGTTGGAATGTCCACAAACATTCATAAGCATCACGCCAACTCATATTTCTACCTCTAAATCTAAGATTCCATGGAAATGGATTCAATATTAACATCGGACAACCGACAAATCTGGTTGAAAGATGGAACAATCGACTGACTCTCCTCATCTTGCTGATACAAAATATAAACTGAACTTGGAGTAGGGGAGATATTCATAAGAACCACTCCTGTGGAATAATTTATACTACTTCCTGATATAGTATATCCGCCAGAAGTTCCATCAAAAGAACCCGTTCCAGATCCCCCATTTTCATCCACAGTAACATATGTACCATCAATAAATACCCGGGCTGTTTCTGGAAGAATATCAACCGCGTCCAAAGCGGCTCCCCAATCATAGGATGAATCGTATGAACTGCTGAGAACCTTTTTTATCTCTAGAACCATGGAAGTATACGAAACACCCTCCAGATCATCCACTGCAGAAAGAACATTGCTATACTTGATCCTGGTTCCTAATTTGGTGGTAGTTCCTAGAAGAAACTGGTCTGCTAATTCCTCTTCAATGTCCGCCTGGGTTTGAGATAAAGAGTATCCCTGACTGACCTTCACATTAAGACGGGGAATTACTAACAAGAAGGTGGGGGTAATAAATTCATACTTTACCGTCAACATAGATAACTCGTAAATGTAATCTGATAAGGTCGACTTAAATGTTGCATCTGGTAGCTCCCAGCTCTGTAAAACTAGGCACATCTTCACCTTATTTAGCATTTCGTAGTCTGCGGTTTCCCCCGAAGCTTCGGCCTCCTCATTTTCTCCCCAAACATTTGCACTGGCAACGCTAGAGTAGTTCTCCAAAATTGCGATAAAATCGTCCTTTGTTACCGCACGCTCTCCGGTACTGAATACCCGAGGAGCATTGTACCGAATTTCCTCAATGGTCTCCTCATCACTTCCTCCCAAAAAAGAGGAGTCGTGGGTTACTGAGACGGTAACTATATCCCCATCCTCATCATAGATGGTTGAATTGACCGTCGTTATAGAGGGAGATCCAGAATAGGTCACATTTCCATCTGCTCCATCTGTTCGAATATACTGTATCACAATAGTGGATCCCGCCTCAGGAGATTTTCCATTCACATCATCCCCAAAAAGAACGCTAATGGTTCCTTCGGGCTCATTGATCACTCGAAAATGTTCTGAAGTTGATGTGGAGTATAAAAAGGACGAAACTTTTGTCCATTCTGTTCCATCAATAATGACTCGAAAAGTTGGATTATCTGTATCCGCGGAATTCTCCACATCCTCATCATTCACAAGATATTCTTGTTCTGTGGAACCATCCGAAGTAACCTGTTTCTGAACAAGCTCCCCCTGAACCGCATTAACGTCTACAGATGTCTGACCTTTTTCTATTGCCGCAGATTCATTCGTAACAAATTTAGTTCCCCCAGTTGTTTGGCACTCAGTATATTTTGGAATATATACTATCTTACTAAGAGCTGTATCAATACTAAAAGTCAGAACTCCAGTCGAGGAGGTTTTCCTCCGAGCCTGATAGTTCAAAACTGCTACAATATTCTTAACACTAGAAAGCAATTTTGCAGTCGGGAGATATGTCTCCTCTGCTCTTCTCTCTGTATAATAAAGTCCTAAATTTGCCACATACGCTAAGAACTCAATTAACATCTGCCCAGCGCCGTCTCTATAAATATCCTTCCAGGCATCCTGGGCAGAAAGTCGATTCTGTATTTGACTTACAAGTTGATCGAAATCATATGCCACGTAACTTAGAGGATTAGCTGTCATTACATCTCACCTCCAAAATCAACCGAATGGCTGAATATATTTGTAAATCCCTTTATTCGGAATCCAATTGTTAAGGATAAACTAGATTCATCTGGGTTTGGATAAATCTCCACATTCTCTATCACCACCCGATCGTCCCATCTTTCGATGTCCTCTTTTATTGTTCTAGAAAGCAATTTAATCCCAGTAGAATTTAAGGGTTCAAAAAGAATATCCTGAAGAGAGGACCCAAAGGAAGGAATCATTACCCGCTCACCCTTCCGAGTCTTCAGGATATTATTTATCGCTGCCTTCACGGAGTCCACATTTGTAACTGTCTTTAAAAGACCTTTAGAGTCTGGAACAAAGTTTGGATCAATTTCCGACCAGATTGTAGATATTTTTGTCGCCATATTTTACTCTACATATACGTTTCTATCTGGGGGAGATATTACAGCTCCACAACCTGCAACCGCTCCCTTAGTTAGGATCAACTTTCCATTACAAAAACTTATAACTGTAACCGCCGTAATTTGAGTAATCCCATGTCCCGGCAAAGGGCAAGAATGAAGTGCCCCATTTACAGCAACTTCATTACCAGAAACTTTAAATCTACCATCCTGATTTGTTGTTATAATGGTCCCCTGGTGACTTGAACGGTCCCCCAGCAAAGCTATCCGCTTACCTCCAGGTGGTTCCTCAAGAATAATCCAAGGGGATGCAAAAGTCTTAGATCCAAAACTACCGTACATTTTTAACTCTTAAAAATAAATTAGGGGGGATGTCAACAACAATGGGTACGACTTCTTTTCTTTTAGACTCTAATTCTAAATTAAATCTATTGGTGTCCTTTACCAGAAGACCCCACTTTACTACCCCTTCAATAATAGATTGAATTGATCTAAGAACGAAATCTTCCTCTGATTCCTCTTCTCCTTTCCAAGAATAATTAAAATTACCTTGAGAATCTACCAAATCCGAAGAAAGAGTCACAACCTTCCCAGAAGATTTTTTCAGCATCTCTAATACAAGATCTTTTCTACTTTCCGGAATTTCAAATGATATCTTCATATTAATCCTCCAGATTAACTATTGTTCCATCTACTGCACCCATTATGTTTTGTACTTTATCATAGTATTCTACTTCTTTTGCCGCTAATGCAATTTTATCCGCAATGCCTCTGGCATCCAACCCTTCCCAGAAAGCCCATTCCTGATCCGCAACAGCACGATCATCATCAATCTTTTGTTGGCCATACGATACAGTATACTCAGAAAGAACAACCTTTTCCCCGGTTACAGGGGACAACAGATAATACTGCAACTCTACATTGTTCTCTGCAATCTTAACCAACTGTCTTTTGCAATCACTTGCTTCTGCCATTTTATTTACCTTTCTTATGTTATTGTTCCGCCATTGTTTGCAACCACAACCCACCCTTCGTTGTCGGCATAGACTAAAGTGCAGCCTTCGCCAGCACCGGAAAAGGTAATCTGTGTTCCGCCTACCATATTGGCTGGTGTAATCTTCCACGTGTCTGCCGCATTGCCTTGGGCTACACAATAAATATGTTTGACTTGTCCGCTTGTTCCATTTGCTAATGTAACATTATCAAGGTCACTGTCTCCATTTGTTGTGACTTCAGTATTGGTTGTATATATCGAAGCAGCTACTCCGGCGTCTGTAGCAGTAATCTCATCCGGTGTTGCTATAAAACCACCAGTAATGGATAATCCACCTGTGCCCACTACTTTGGTACTAAGTATAAGATTAGTGCCATCATAATAAATCTCAGCATCATTGCCAGCACCCATATATATCTTACGGTTGTCACCGCTTAGGTATAGATCACCGTTTACCTTTAGATATTGACTGGAGGGTGCTGCGTTAAACACACCATATAACAATGAATTAGCGGCTTCGTTAGCTGCCGAACCACGGTCTTGATTATCAATAATAAGAAGATTAGAGTTGGTGGTTTGACGATAACCTGACCGATACCCAAGAAATACATTGTCTGAACCAGTTGTATTTGAATAAGCCGATCTTTCACCAATAAACACATTTCTGGAGTGCGATTGTGCTGCTACACCATACGCGGATGAGTGGCCTATAATTACATTTCGATCTCCCGTCACATTTCGGTAAGAGGCGTCTCGACCAATAATAGTATTATATGAGCCGCCATTTTGATACCTGCCAGCATATGTACCAATAGCAATGTTTTCACCATTTGTAGCTTCACTACCTAATGCCGAGTAACCAATTCCTAAATTAACACTTGATGTATTATTGAGTAACGCCGATGATCCGATAGCTACGTTGTAACTACCTGTTCTGTTTGCTCGGCTGGCAAATGTACCAATTGCAGTATTATAAATACCTGTTGTATTATAGTAACAAGCTTCCTTTCCAAGCCCTAAATTATTTTGACCAGTGGTATTATTTTTTAATGCAGAGGACCCAATAGCTGTGTTGTTTGCTCCTTTATTAGAGCTACCACTACCATATCCAGCCCAATATCCAATATAAGTGTTGTGGTCTCCATTATTTACTCCTCCGGTAGTATCATTATAATAACCGGCTTGGTATCCAATTCCTACATTGTATTGTCCATTGTCATTTTGAAACACATCGGAACCAAGGAAGAAATTAGAATTTGTGTCGTCAACTTTCAATAGTTGAATACCACCATGTTGAATAACTGGATTAGCTGCAAGATTAATATTAGCATTGGCCCACGTACCACCAGATAGATCAAGTCCTACATTCTCAGTACCACTAAGAGTAAGATTACCAAGAGTAGGTGTTGCACCAGTGTCATAATCTTGTGGAAGAGATAGAGTAATAGTGTCATCCCCATCATCTGTTACAGTAATCTGATTAGTTGTTCCATCAATACCTGTAGCGAAATCTACATCCGCAGCAATAGTGATACTACCTGCTCCATTTGTGATTGTAATATTTGCCCCTTCAGTTAAGGTAGCAAGAACTGGATCAGCACCAGTAGAACCAATAGGCAGTTGGCCATTAGTGGCTGCACCTAAAGCTGTAAAAGCATCTGTACCAGAACCAACAAGTAACGAATGATCTGTAAACGTGGCTGCACCAGTACCACCATTAGAAACGGATAATGGAGTGGACAAAGAAGATATAGAATTAAATTGGGGATCCCCTGTAGCTGTTACATCCTGGTCTATAAAACTATGATCGCTGCCATCGCTGGAAACATGGGAGTATGCTGCATCATACTCCAATTTTAATGCTACAGTTAAATGGATATTTGTGACCCCAGCAGCAAGATCATCCAGATCCTTTCCAGCGAAATCAGTATCAAAATCAGAGGAAGTATAAATATCATCTTCTGACATTCCGGCCGTATAGTGTAATGCGGCTCTGTTTCCAGTAGAATGTGCTACGTCTGAAGTATCCTCCTGAGCACGTACAATGTCATAAAAATTGGGGGTTCCAGAATAAGATGCCGTGACTATTTCCAAAAGAGGGTCGTCCGCTGGATCGGGAAAATTTGTATTGTCCCAAATGACAAGACGGAAACTTCCTACCGAAGTAGGGAGGGTATGTCCTGCCTGGACTTCTAGTTGGACAGCACCAGCTCCTAGATCTGAAGCTAATGTTCCCCTGGCAAAATTCTTACGAATAAAAGACATTGTTTCCTATCTTATGGATTGATTTCCACTTTTGTTCCGCTTATTGATATATTTCCAGCGTTATCTATACTTACAAATGCTCCAGAAGGATGATCAACCTTTATTAATTCTGCTGAATCATCGATTAAAACTACTATACCCGCTCCAGTCTTTAGAACTCTTCGATTTGGGTAATTAGTCGTTCTCTCGGAAGGAAGCCCGTGCACGCCGGATGGAGCAGAGGCAAAATATACCGGCTGATATAAATTATTTGCTTCAAAGAAACACCAAACATAGGTTCCTACATCCGGAACGCAAAAACAACCCTGATCGGATCCTGCACCCACAAAAACGGAAGATGCTGGAACTGCCCATGGAAGATCAGAAGAATCAATCCCATCATAGACCCCATGGATATTCACCTTTATTCTTCCCAGTTGACTTGAATCGGAATTAGATAAAACCTTTCCCCGGTAAAACCCAGTATAGTTATCCAATTTTGATTTTTTCAGGCCCAACATCTTAAACCTTTCGAACCTCCTTTGCCTGGGTTAAGGAGGTTTCTATATCCGTATCAACCCCACAACGGACCAAAAGTAGGTTGGTCATAAAAGAGCTTCCCAAAATATGGACAACTCTTTTTACCATCCAGAACCCCGAATGTTGATAAACAAAAACTTTACCTCGATTCAATGCTTCTGAAAAAAGAACTTGGGTGATATCGCCGGGGGCAATGTTTTCAATTCCCCATGTTGATATCCACATATATATTGAATTGGATAAAGCATCGTAAAACTTTTGTCCTACCCTCCCAGAAAAATCTGATGTGAAATCATTACTCCGTCCCAGATAACAAACGGACATATTCGTATCATCTTCCTTATCCACCAAATAGTATTCAGAAAGCGAGGGGCATCCCTCAAGTTCTATTGATTGTGAAGACGTATATGTTCCAGTTTCGTAATCAAAATATCTATAGTCTGCCTTTCTGGAACAAAAAGAAGCCCGAAATTGGGAATTATCAAAAATCCTAAAGTCAGAAACCGGATAGAGTCCTTCGTATGGGGAAGCTCCCACAATGAATCTATAAGTTATCTCAGAAAGAAGGATCTCATCAATACTCTTAAAAACTAGAATGGGATCTCCCTGAACATTCTTAATAAAACAATAATAGCAGGTTTCGCCGGTCTTTCCTTCTATTCTATCCTTCAGGTAGCGAAGGAAAAAACCATTATCCCAATAAGGCTGAAGAACCGTTTTTACGTAGGACAGGGAATCCCCTATTTCATGATTTTCTAATCCCAACTCTCCTGATGCAATTGTTTCTATTTGAGTTTTTAGATTGCCAGAGACGGCCCTATTCCGATAAGGGGAGAATAGTCCCTCAGTTTTTAGAAGTCCATCAACCTCATAAGATCCATCAGAAAGATATCTTCTTCTCTTTACATAAAATACGAACACATTTCTTTTGTCAGGAGAACTTCCTACTCGGTAAAAGGATAAAGTTACTTCATTAGACTCCCTGTCATATGGCATAATATTTCCCAGAATTCCTGTATTATCCTTCAGACGCATTTTGAAGGTGGGAACAAGGCGTTCAATATCCTGAGATATTGTCAATTCCTCTATCATTTGAGGAGTAGCTGGGACGATATTCTTACCTATCTGAATTTCCAGATTATAATTTCCAACTATTTCCATTAGGACCTACGAACCCTACTTTTTCTTTGAAAATTGTAAATATCCAAAATATTTGGAATTATTAAAATAAGTCCAGCAGTTAACTCATCAAATGGATTCTGTATTCCATTCACAGATAAAATCACCCACCAAAAACAAGCATCTCCATAATTTCGAAAACTAATCAGCGCTGGATCCGGAAGATCAGATTCTTCTACCCGATAATAAGTTGGAGAGTATTTCATGGTGAATTCGGAAAGGGAATTATATAAAAAATCCAACTCCTCCACCCCATCTGTAATAAATTTCTTATAGAATAAAGTCCTTCTCATCTTACCCTCCTGAAGGTGTTTCTATCTGAGTATAGGAATGATCCAAACTTTCCTTCGTCGGCATCTCATAGGTTTCAAAACGAATTTCTGCTTCGGCCGAAATGGGCAAACCATCCGGACCAAATTTTGTCTTGAAGTTAACCAGATCTTCCCGGACAATCACATTCCAGAAAGTCAAGAAGGTTCCTAACTCCAAGATGATAAAATCTCCACCTTTTCTAGCATTATCTATATCCGATCTGGTTCTATCCGGATAATTGACTTGCCCCGATAAAAGGCTATCCCAGGTAAATGGGGACGGTCCTGGTGGTTGCAACATGGGTAGATTTGTAATTGCCTCCTTAGTCATACTATATGCATCCCCGAAACGGAGTTCTCCAACAGCTTCAGCAATCCCAGATACATCCGGACCACTTTTTCCAGATGGATTAGATGGAAGAGCCATTAACTGAAGAAGTCTGCAGGGTTCAACAACTTCAACAAATGGATCATTAACCGCCTCAAATTTCATTTTTATTGAGATACCCATAGGAGTGGTTCCCGACCACAACCTCCTGGTAGTAGAGCTGGTTATTGCGGACCTTTGGGTTGTGGCCTGAACAAAAATATTAGCTCTTCTCAAAATGGAAGTTGGTAGAATCGGTTCCCATTGAGATTCTACCGTCATGGAAATTCCATCCTCCTGGAATGGTGAGATCACGGTACAATTGTTCCGATAGCTTGTTATTCGTATAAGATATTCAGGAGGAACCCTATCCCCATCAGAAACCACATACCCGTATTCGGTGAATCCGGAGGACAACCTATGAGTTCGATGAAGAAGGCGTTTCTTTTTCCTTTCCTCATTAGAAAGTCTGGTTGAGTACCATTTCGGATTTTTTTCAGTATTTCTAGGAACAAAATTATCTGCCACTTTATTAGTCCTCTAATTCCAATTCAGATGAAGCCAAAGCATTAACCCACGGATCACTAGAGTCATACGGATTCCCTAATCCCGGTTCTCCCATTTGTTGTTTCCTATTCATTCTGTCGACCCCCTTATGCAGACCAAGAGCAGTCTCATCTAATTTTTTTATGGCCCGTAAAAGTTCTTGTTCAATTTCTTGTTTTCCCTTTCCCTGCCTCTGGAAAAATTCAGGAACAGATGGAAAAACCCGGCTCTTTTCCTCTGCCTGCGGCCAAAACGTTTTCCTTGGTTCTTTATAGAATGGTTTGGTGAGGGGGGATACTAATCTTTCCCCCCACGTTAAAGACTCTTCCTCAACTTTCTTTGCCCTTTCCATCTCAACGGAATGGATCATTTTTAGTGCATCTACCCTACTAGACTCATCCCCCTTAGCTCCCTTTTGTAATTTCTTCCCCAAGGCTGATTGAAGTCTTCCTTCTTGTTCTTTCTGAATTTTTTTGTTTTTCTCTATTTCTTTTTCAACATCCTCTTTAGTTTTTCTCCACTCTTCAAATTTCCCCATAAGGGTATAAATTCTATCCGAGGCGAAAGCAATTGCCCCGGCAAGTAGCATAAGTTTTCCTGCTGGACCAATTAAGGGGACTAAAGATAAAGAAAGATCTTTAAATTTTTCAACTACCCCACTAAGAATTCCCCCGAATGAAAATCCGGATTTGGCCGTCCCAAAACCCTTCATTCTTTTAAGGAGTTCTTTAGTCCACTTTGCTTTATATGCCCCTCTGTTGAAGAAATCTAAAAGAACATTTGATCCGGCTCTTCTACTTGCGGAAGATGTGGCCCCCCCGGCCATTATCCCAGGAGACCCACCAAAAGCACCACCTACCGATCCCTGAGGGGATAATGGTGACAAGAGTCTGCCCAGTCTTTCCTCTTTTCTTTCTCCCAACTTCTGAAAAATACCTTTTCCAACTCCAAAGATATCCTTTCCCATCTCAGCAAAGGGGGTAAGAGGACCAAGAAGTCCAGTTGCTACACCACCAAAAACATCCCGAATCGTCTCTACTGTCCGAGGAGCTGTTCGTTTCAAAAATGGGAAAACCCCCTCCTTCTTTTTCTTCATCTCTCCTCGGGCTCCTTTTCGGATAATCTCCCGGGTAATATTTAAATTCTTTGGATCGATCCCGGTTTCATTTCTAACCCTATTCATCCGATCTTTCAAAGCTTGAACCTGGTTGGACTTCTCCAACAAAATATCTCTTCTGGAATTCAACTTATCTACATTCTCTACCAAAAGGTTTACATCATTCTTATTAAAAGTCCCAGATTCTATCAGATTTTCTAGAAGATTTATTGTCTCTAGAGCCAATAAAACCGATTCATTAGTAATCCTTTTAAACTCCCCCCTTTTATATAGATCCCCTAAAGAACGAAAGAACGTCACATAATCGCGAGAGAGTTTCAACTTTAAGGCCCGGAAGGTCTTCATATCAAAGACATCTACCCCAAAGATATTCTCCAAAAAATACTTTCGGTGTTTCTTGCCAAAAGCATCTTTTTCATATCTATACTTACGCTTTTGATACATTAACTTCTTTCCTTATTTTCCTTCTCGGATTTCTTTTGCTCGTATATTCTATTGTAATGACATTCCAGCATCCGAACATCCATTTTTCTTTGATCCGAAACACTTAAATGCAGGTAATACAATAAGTTAAACTCCCTCTCCATCAAAGTTCGAAAACTGGGAGATCTCCGGTACAAAGAAACTAGATCGAAAGGGAATATCCAAAATATCCTCCTCCCCACAAGCATCATCTGTACATTTAAACTTCGTCTTCATTTCTGGACCGTGGAAAAACCTATCCTGAAAAGAAACTACTGTCAGATAATCCTTGGCTTTCATAGAAGCTAATTTTTTCATCCGAGCGACCACATCCAAGGAAGAATCAACTATCGTTCGGGCATAGCGGTATAGGTCCACATCATTCTTATTCTTTTTTGCGTATCGCTCAACCTCTACCTCATCTCCAACAGTAAGCAGCCTCAATTGTATCTTCTCCCCAGAAACCGGAAGAGGAACCTCATAAGGTTGTTTATAGTTATCCGGAAGATCCACCGTCTCCAGATTTCTCAAATCAACCTGAACTTCGATATCTGAAAGGCAATGAGAACAGACAGATTTGACCGTCATCATACAATCATAGGAGTTCACGTATTCCCATAGGATTAAATACAGACGATCCCCCAAAGTTAATTGAAGAGGATCTACTCCTTGTAGGACGGATTTTAGAACCTCGAGATAGTTTCTCTCTAAGTTTATTGGATTGATTTGAGAAAGATAGAGTTCATCTCTACCTTGATATGATCTGGCTAAAACTGAACCAGGATCTACTTTTGAACCATCCTGATTAGAATAAGTCAGACACTTCGATGGTAAATTGATGGGTACAAAATCATCCATTCTTCTTCTCCTGATAAAATAAACCTACATTCCTAATTTTTTAACCAAAGAACTAAAGGGAATTGTTTCGTCCTTCTCATTATAAACCTCCCTTGTTCCATCCGGATAGGTCGCCACAGCATACTTCTTGTTTTCCTTCTTATCTATGACGATGTAGATAATGGATCCCATATTCCAATACCTATCCCAATACTCTGAGGTTCTTGATGAGATACACCATTTAGTATTTGACCCGTAGAAGCAGGAAGCTTCATGGTTTTTGGGAACAACAATTAAGTATCTATCTGTTTCTTTAATTTTTTCCGATTCAGATTTTTTTTCTCTTTTGATTTCACTTTTACTTTTCTCTTCCGGAATTTCAGAAATCTTTTGATCTAAAGATTCTAAATCATACTGAAAGATATCTGAATCAGATCCTCTGATTTTTCCTTTAGAGACCAATTTATGAAATAACTCGACCACGTCTTTTATATGAGTATGTCTTCTTGGATTAAGAACATACTGTTTCAACATCCAAGAAAGATACTTCTGTTTTCCGGTTCGATCAGACTTAACTAAATCGTGAAATACCTTTTCTGGAACTTTATTTGTTTCCACAAATTGCTTATGGAGATCCTCCTTCTTTCCTTCTTTTAGGGTGGATTCTTTTATTCTATCCAAATAAGGTCTATCAATTGTTTTCTTTAGCTCTTCAACTGAAAGTTTTTTGTTGTCAGAACACCAAAAGGTTCCACCTACTGTCTGAGGGGCTCCTTCTAGAGAAGTTAGGGAGTTGTGGGAACAAATAAAGAAACCACCTACTGTCTGAGGGGCTCCTTCTAGAGAAGTTAGAGAGTTGTGGGAACAATCGAAGTTTCTACCTACTGTCTGAGGGGCTCCTTCTAGAGAAGTTAGAGAATTGAAGGAACAATCAAAGGTTCCACCTACTTTCTGGGGTGCTCCTTCTAGAGAAGTTAGTAAGTTGTTGGAACAATAAAAGGATCCACCTACTTCCTGGGGCGCTCCTTCTAGAGAAGTTAGAGAGTTGAAGGAACACTCAAAGAAACCACCTACTTCCTTAAACTGAACGGGTAACTTAGTTAGACCTCTTTCAAATAGATCTACATCTCCACTGGCACTCCAAGTGCCATCTGGATTTTCAGTACAGACGGACTTGATGTAGTCCATTAATCTGGATTCCAGTTCCTCCTCTGAAGCGGGTTGGAAAAGGTCTTCAAATTCAGATTTACTGATTTCAGTAAGAATGTTTTCGGATAGTTCGTTGAACATGTTAAAATCCTAAAGCTCCTGAAATAGTTGATCGAACAAAACTTAAAGCCCCCCAGTAGGTTCAATTTTATCAATACTCAAAGTAATTTGAGCCATTAGAACTCCGTCATCAGTATATGAGGGATGCTCGACAAGGTGGGTCTTCGGAAAACATCCCTTCATTAAAAACCGAACATTTTCAAGGCCACTTTGATCGTAAAACATCAAATATACATCCCTCTTATAATTCAATTTGGGGTAGTAGTAGCCCTCCTTATCGATCATCCTCTCATACCATCCGTAGAAGTATTCCCGCAAGGAGTTATCGGAAGGGACCAAAAAGAGTAAGGTGACAGTATCTATCGTCTGTAATCCAGCATAGAACTTTTGGAAGGCTCCAGACTTCATCACGGACAACTCGGAAATACTATAGTCTCCAAAGGTTACGTCCTGACAATATTGAGAGACCAAATATCCCAAGACCCCAGAAAAATCACTGGGCATCATTAGAGACCAATTGTAGGCCCTCTGTAGGTTCCAAGTCTTCGAAGATAGAAAGAAACCTAAACCAGATATATCCAACCCAAAAGGCATTAATCCTCCGCGGTCCAATAATCATATGAAAATGTGACAGCATACATGATAACTCCTTCATCGTCATATGCTACGGGAGTATCATCCATCGCCTGGGGGTAACAACCCACCAACTTGAATTTTTTGACCACAGTATCCATAGGATTCAAAAGACGCAGGTATATATCAGTCTTTATGTCCAAGTCCAGAGACCCTATACCACTTTGGGCATCCTGGATAAGCTGCTTCCATCCGTAAATCGCATCGAATACCGCCTGATCGGTTCCTTCGATAAAAACTGCCGGCCAGGTATGTGTCATGGTAAGTTTCCCTGGTAGTTTTATTCCAGGGGTTCCCTTAAAGGGAACCAGGATCTCGCCAAAACTTCTTCCCGGAATCGCCGCGCTTTGTGCACGTACTTCCAGATGATCTCGATCCCCCCCACCTGGCAAACTAGAAAGGACAATATCCCACAGATATAACCGTGCGGCATTGCTGAGATCTTGTTTTAAATTATCTGCACTCATTGACATAAGTTAATCTCCAATTTCTGATTTTTAATCCAAATTTTGGACTTTATTATGTTGGATTATTTAACT